GGGTTTGTCAGACTTGCGCTGATGTGGGTAGCAAAGTCAGTGTCTAGGATGGCGCGGTCTAGTCACGAGATTGGCTGAGGAACGGGTGGTCGGGCGCGTTTCGATATGCCCAGGTTTGCCAGGGGTAGTCAGGAGGGCAGGTTCGCGACGGTCGGGATAGTCATAGGAGGGATGCGGGGAGAATAGTCGGTAGTTGGGAAGGAATAGAACGTGGTGAGTCAGCTTGGTTCGGGGGGTATAAGGACAGGACTAGTCGGTTCGGATTTGGCACGAAGTCGGCTTGAATCGTCAGGCATGTGCACGTACTGGCTAGGTTCGTCGGGATAAGGTGCGATAACGGAACGGCTAGGATCGTCAGATCTGGTTTGTGCTGGGTTGCGTACTGGCTCGGCGCGACTAGTCAACATTGGGCGGGTCTGACCGGACATGACGAAACCTGGGGAGCTGGGTCATCAAGGGTAGGGATCAGTCAGTTGGGGTACGTTATGAGCTGGTTGGTCATCGAGGGCAGGTGGGGAGTAGGGGTCAGTCAAATCAGTCAGACGGTGCGCGGTGTGGGTGTGTCGGAAACTGATCGAACAGATCCTGGTGGCTTTGAGTTTGTGACTTGTCAGAGTGGCTTGTTCGGGGAAGTGGTTGGGGTGACTTGTCGGAAGTGTTGTGAGGATCTTGGCCTGAGTGGTCAGTCGGGGCATGATCTTGGATTGGAGGGTCAAAGTGGGCTGATTCGACGTGGACAGTGTGCCGTGGATGGTCGGATTCGGAAGGATCTTGATCTGGGAGGTCGATAGGCAGGGGTTGATCTTGGGGTGAGGGGTCGGACTCGGAAGGATCTTGGGGTGCGAGGTCGGATGGTGCGGGCTGGACGTTCGTTGCTGGCGCCCAGGACTCCACAGCGGGCCTATCAGAGGGTGATGGTAGCTCGGATACCTCGGGGGAAGAAACAGGCTCAGAGGGCAAGGCAGACGGCGCAGGAGAAGGTGGAGAAGAGGATGCAATATTGACTGGTTTGTCTGACGTTTGGGTGTGGGCCGGTTGATCTTGAGAGGAGGTGGATGTGTCGGTTTTGGGTGTGTTTTTGGTCTTTGCGTTCATTTGCAAGTAAAAGTCGATCAAACCCGGATCGTCCGGACGTACCGGCGTTGAGTTGGAAATGCCGTCTTCGTCAATCCAGTACTTGTAATACCGTTCGTCGCCGTGCTCCTCATAGTGGATGTTGTATTCCGGATAGGTGGGCTTGGGCAAATCCGGCGAAGGTATGTATTGTCCGGTTTGCACCGGAGGCGTCGATGAGCCCATGTGTGGGTGTTTGCCCACATGGGACGGGTCGTCCAATTTCGACACATACATCCCAGGAATCCGGCGAGCCACAGTGGAAGGGTCCAGGGCAATGCGCGCTGCGGCCGCATCGTTGATCTCTTTGATCTTTTGTGCAGTTTCTGGCGGTAGTTCTGGAAACTCCAGAACATGTTCGGAAGCGTCCGAAAGGCCCGCCAAGCGCCGATACTTCTGTCCGTACGTCTCTTGATACAATTCGCTAAACCGGACCCCTATTGGGGTAATCGCAACGGTCGAAATCGGCCGTCCAGCTCTGCCCAACCCAAAATCTGCCCGAGGCAATGGCTGCGGATCGACCAGGCCGTACATGATCAAGTGATCGATCGCGCGTCGGTCGATGGGACGAGTCCGAAACGTCCCGATGTCCAGATAGGACCGGCGAGCAGTCAAGTGATCAAGCACTGATGGTGGACCGGCCAGTTTCGGCTTGGGATTGACCCAAGTGAAGAACTTGAACTTTTCGTCCAAATTGTTCTCTTTTGGTCCACTCGCCGCGTCAAGGCAGAGTTTGTTGTCTTTAATCAGTTGCTCAAAATCTTCGTTTGGGAAGGCTTCCATCACTTCGGTCATGCTGGCCTGAATGTCGCGAAGATGGGCAACGTAGAGCATGTGCAACATGCCCCGCTCAAGACTAGTCAGCTTGCCAAGCAGGAAAATGTCCTCGAATCGGTGAATGTGCTGACGAACATTGCCAAAGTTGATATCGTCGAACGGAATCGACGATTCGCCCGTCTGACGCCGATACTTGATGACCTCTTTGTAGGCCAACAGAATGTCGTGCTTCAGGAATCCGCCTGTTTCGGTAAAATCACCGGTCACGTCGATAAGCGTGTAGTTGTACATGTTTTTGTTACGCTTTGAGGCAATTGCCAGATTGCGTAGAGTATGCGGGTTTGCTGCGCGCTTGTGACCGAGCTCCCATCCGTTGATGAATGCTGCGAATTCCATAGAATATGGCACACCTTCGAACTTGAACTGGTGTGTCACGGTATCGATAACCTCGTGGGTGACTTCGAAGTAACCCCGAATTTCATCAACTGAGTACATTCTACCGTTTGCCTCGATTCTTGGGGTCCAGCCGACTTTGGACGTATTTGGGTGTATGCACGGCACAATGACGCCGGACGGACCAGATGTCCGTCTTGGTTGGATGTGGAAAATATCGGCTGTTTGCGGGTGGTATGGGCCACCCTAGCCCGGTGTGCGAGGCAAAGTCAAGGTAGCAGATACGCTGTCCGATGTTGCCAATGTTGCGATTCAGTCACTGGAAAGCGTAGCTGCGGTATCGACGTAATGTGCAAACTGCGTAATCTACGACCACATACATATTGTTGGGTGACAAATCGACGCAATTACGTTGGGTGACATAGCTACGTTATTGCATTTTGCAGGCATTTCGAACAACTGTGCTGTCCGATTTGTCGAAAAATTCTTGTATGTAATGTTTAATTTGTTGTATAACGTAGAGTTGTATCCGAATGATTTTAGGCCCTATATTGCGGTCAATTTCAAGGAGAGAAATGTCGATGTTAGGTTACCCTGGGTCCGGCTAGGGGGTCTTTTTCCAAGATCAATGTCCGATTTGTACCGTCTACCTAGGTAGATTGTTGATCCCTACCCCCCCCCCCCCCGAATTTAATCTACGCAACTACGTTCCATGGCAAATCTACGGAAATTTTGTCGAGGTTTGGGAAAAAGTGGGGCAATTTTCATGGTGGTCTTGAAAAAAGTTGCCGTCTGAAATGTTTCCCTGTTGATCTTGTTGATCCGAGAAAATCTTGGCCGATCGATCCGAGAAAATTTGGGCCGATCCGAGAAAATCCGGGGCGATCTTCATATGGCCACACGTATAGGTCTGACGTTTCGCGGGCATGAAAAAAGCCCATACCGAGGGGTATGGGCTTTGATCATGACATTGGCGGGAATGTCGGATTTGTGACGTTTGTGAGTTTTGAGCCGATCTGTGCGGACGAGTCGGATCTGGGACGAACTGACAGGGTAAGTCAGCATATGTGGCGAAATGACGGGTCAAGTCAGATCTGGCTGGTTTGTGCTGTGTTGGCTGGTTAAGTCCGGCGAGGAGGGTAAGGATCGATCTGTCGGGGTAAGTCGGAAATGGGATGGTGAGTCAGTCCTTGGGTCGTTCCGTGTGGATCTGTCGTTATTGACGCGAAAGGGATTGACTTGTCGGGTTTGGGACGAGTGCCGGGAACGCGCGGGATTGTGAGGGCTTGTCAGCAAAACGCGGTATGCCGGGGACTGTCGGAGTTTGGGATGATTGCATGGATTTGTTACGGATTGTCAGGCTAGTGGGGGTACGTGATGGACTGTCAGTTTTTGGATGGTTTAGGGATGCATTGTCAGGGACGGGCGTGATTGATCTGGAATGTCGGATTGAGGAGAGTTCGAGGGTTGTCGTGTCATTTGGGAAGGATGGGTGGAAAGCGGAAAATGTCCGAATTGCGCGCTTTTTTGTGCGGGAAGCCCAGTGTGGTGTCGTGCGTCAGACAGGAGGGTGTTGATCATGGGTTGGCATGTCAGCGTGTCGTGTCAGCAGACCAAACGAGGGGCCTGACGTCAAGCCAGGCCCCCGAATAGCGCGTTTGCATACACGGTACAGGGTGACGCGTTGATCTTTAGCACAGGGCATCTGAGCGGGTTTAGACCCGCATCGATGTCCGCTTGCGACGCCTGGTGACGATATTCGCCAAATCCAGTGGATTGAAGGCGATTTGTCGGGTTTGGTTGTCCCTGGAAAAAGTTGATCTGTCACCAAGATGGTTGAACGAACATCCATCGACCTCTGCCTGCCCGGTGTGGTGCATTCGATCTTGGATCTGCCCGATGATCTTGGACAAACATTCACAATTGGTCAAATCGTGAATTTTCGTCAGATACCGGATTTGTTCGGTAGGTGTCGCTTTTGCGTGATCCAAGGTATCGAGCTGTGCGTACACAATGTCCGGAAACAGTGGATTTGAGCACATTTTTCGGGCTTTGTCCATGATTTCCGATTCGTGCGTTGATCCCCACATTTGCTGAGATTGACAGTATTTGCAATCAGGTGCCCACACTTGCGGTATTTGTTCCATTTTTTCCATGTTTGTCCCTTTTGGTCTGATTTTGTGCGGACAGAGCAGTGATCTTGGTTGTCCGCCAAGATCACCACTCCTATCCTAACAAGATCAGGAAGCCGCCACCTGTAGGACCGATTGGTGGTGAACCGTGGTGATTGAGTACCGAATGTCCGGAATGAAGAAACTCCGGTCCGCTGCCCAACCTATGGGCGTATCGTAGGAATACACCACATAGACGTCTTGGTCCGTCAAAACGGCATTGAGCTGGTCTCGCAGGAAATCGGGCAATCTGCCCGTTTCGTGCGCGGTTTGGTGATGTTCCACCCATTTGCCGGACATGTTCGCGATGCGGAAAGGCTCCCGCTTACGGATGGATTGGGTGACTTTATCCCGGTTTTTCTGCTGTAGGGCCATTGTCCGTTTTCTCCCTAGAAGCGGTTTTTGAGGTAGTTCTCGGCCTTTTCCACGTACTTGCCGAAAATGACCAACAGGAGTGAGATTGCACAGAGGACCCAAACGAGCGTTTCCATGGCGTTAGTCCTTTTTGGTTGCATTGATGGGTAGTGGGGCACGATAGTCCGGATTGCGATGATTGACCGAATCGCGAACACGATACAGTTCATCGATCACCGCGTCGTAAAGCTCCAGAAACTGATCAATGTCCGAAGCGCCCTCAAGTTGTTCAATGAGTGCTTTGGTCAGATTGAGTCGATAGCGTGCTGCACTACGAATGTGCTCTTTGTGCAGTTTGTCACTGATGTCCGGATTGTCCGGTACTGGAGTTGTGCACACCGTTGTCCCCTTTGTCCAGAATGTCCTTGACTTGCTCTTGGTACTTTTCGTGCAAAATGGCCGGGATGAGTTGATATTCCGTATATTGCAACGGAACGGGAAGCTTGTCCCATTTGACCAGGAAAAGCTCGATTGTACCCATCATGACCTTTTCCACGATTGTCCCGAAAACGTCGTCTTTGTCCGTTTCGCTATAGAAACGACGTTTAAGAAATACTCTGTCGCCCACATTCATATTTGTTCCCTTTCAGCCATCTTGGACAACTCGGGGCTTTTGGCCCCGAATCATCCAAGATGTCCGATTTTGTCGGTTTACTTGTACTGCGCGGAGATCCCGACGTGATCGATCATCGGGCCCCATTCCGGCCGAGTCGCCTCAACCGCGAGCACGGGAGCGTACGCCATGATCAACGCAACGCTGATGTGAATGCAGTGCTTGCACACGTGCCGATAGATGATCTCGGCCCGACTGATCGGCTTGGCCCGATGCTGCGGCTTGTGTCCGATGTGGTCAGGGTTGTCCCAGGTGTCCTTGATGAGTCGCATGTCTGGTTTGTCCCTTCTGTCCATTTTTGTCCCGTTTTTCAAGGCTTGTGGCCCCATTGCCACATACGGGTCTTACGACCCGTATGTGACCAAAGGGTGATTAACCCTGATTGAAGTACTTGCGTAGGAATTGCTCGTATTCAGCCATCATCAGCGTGATTGCGAGCATCCAGGCCATTGCGTAGGATTCGGCGGTTACGTCCCGAAGTGTCCGATTCATCGGGTTTCGAACCTACGCGCGAGGTTTGCGTCGTGATGCGCGGTTTCGATGAAACTGCGCTCATTGCCCTTGATGTCCGAGTTGAGCACGTGCGAGGCATCCGTCAGGTGCGTGTGCGAATGTCCGTTTCGCACCTCTTCGGCGACTTCGATGCCGAATTGCATGAGCAGACCCGCGTACGCCTTACGCAGGTGCTCATGTGCTTCGGTCACGGTGGCCAGCGACACGCTGTCCCCGCGCGCCTTCAGCAGCAATTCGAACATGTCGAGATCACGCTCCACCGTCGAGACGTTGTGCGCCATCGCCTGCGCGATGGTGGAGGACTGCTGACCCTGCCGAACTTCCATGATGCACATGGTTTGTCCCTTTCGTCCCTTAAGTCGACACTCTGCCGACTTGCACCGTTCAGGTCCGGTTGTACCTGAACGATACAAATGTTCAGAATGTCCGGTTTGGCCAATTTTCCCAGTCGATGGCGGTATCGACCATATCGGCCAACATTCGCGCGCCTTTGCTGTCTGAAACAGAGTCTTTGCTGTAAAGGTAATTGTCGTATGCGTAGCTGAATTCCGATGTTGTCAGGATTTCGTCCATTCCGAGCAAGATTGCCACGGAAAGTCGGTGATGTCCGTTTCCGAGGTACCAATCACGCGGACCGCGCTTTTCCAGGCGAATCGGCACATTGAACCCTTCCGCCTGAATCCGACGGATCAACTCGGGTACCTGATCGTGCGCAAGCTTCTCTTTGAGCATTTCGCGCCAGTCGTCCGGATTGTCCAATGGTTCCAAGTAGCCGTAATCGCCGAACTCTGACAGGTTTTCGATGATTTCGGAGACCTTTGTCCACTCTTTCATGGCTTTGTCCTTTTGTCCCTAAGATGTCCGAATTGGGCACCTTGGGCAATACTCACCGGTAAGGTGAGTATCACCCGAAATGTCCGATTATTCGGCTTCGTACCCATCGAACCAATTGCCGTACCTACTGGTGATGGTTCGAGCATTGATGCTCTTTGCCGTACTTGATGACGTTTCTGGGCTCTTGCACCATTTCTGGGCTTCTGTCAGGGTTAGTCCGGTTTCGATCGTCTTGGACTCGATGTCCGGGTTTTGGAAGAATCGCACGATTTTGTACGTTTGGGCTTCGATGTCCGTCTCGGCCTCTTCGTGCGCTTCTTCGTAATCGCGATATTCGTCCTGATCGGTATACATTGTCCGTTTCCTCCTACGGTGTCACCGTTACTACCTTTGTCCTAGTTGTCCGTTTTGCCGGAACAGTTGCCTTTGTTACGGTTTGTACAGGTTGCGGCAATTGTACCGGTTTGCGACTACGGATGATCATGATCGAACGTCCGGCAAGAAGCATCGGAACATCTAGGATCAATGGGAAAGTCCAGGCAATTGGCCATGGCTCGGCATAATGCAGGCCAACCATGGCAATGTGGTACCAACTGAATGCAAGTGACACAAGGACCGTAACGGCCAACAGTGTCTTTACCACCCAATCCGTCTCCAATCGTTCCAAAAGCAATGAAACGACGAAAAGGGACATTGGCGGCAAACCAGCGATACCTAGGGCTACTGGATCGAACCCACGGAAAAGCGAAGAAATGACATTCAAGACTACCGAAATAGCCAGGAACAGAATAAGCGCGACCCAAGCGACCCTTAGGGCAGACAGGTCTTTTTTCGCTTTTATCGCCATTTCCTGCTTTTGTGCGTTAGTCGCCATTTTCCTACTCCTTTGGATTAAAACGTCCAATTGGGATCACACGTCCAAAACGGACATATGATCCCTCTTTGGACTTTTAAGCCAATAGGGACTGTGAGGAAAGGTTGATCCACTATGGAATTCTCAATCGCACATGTGACCAGTAAGCCTGCAAGTCTGGGCTATCTGACGCGCGCTGACCGATCAATGCCAACCTAGCGCGCTAGCCTGGCTAACCGCCAAGATCAACACGAAAGTTGAGTAATGATCGGAAAAATTGGGACATACTGAAAGGTAACAACGTGCGTCTGAGCCAAGATCTTTTGAGGGCAGTACCTACCACCTAGAAAAGATCAACAGACGTCAGCGACCACATCAGAGCCGTTTCCTGCCCGGTGTGGAGCGTGCGAGGGCTGAGAACCCCAAGATCAACTACCCAACATGTCCACATTTGCCGAGATTTGTCCGAATCTGTCCTAATCGAGCGTGATGATGACGATTGTCCAGAGAGTGAGCATTACGATGGCTAGGCCCAGAATGAAGGAGAGAATGGTATATTCTCCATAAACGGGCCTATGGTCGGCTTTTTCCGGATTGACCGATTTGTCAGGATTCATGGCTCTGGTCAACTTCCTGCTCAATTTTCCGGTCGATCTCGTTTTGGCAACCTTCGCCCGATCCGTCCGTGTTGTCCGTTTGCGGACCGATGTGCGTTTGGAACACACTTGTGCACAAACCGAGCCACTGGTGACCATTGTTCCAATCGTCAAGAGTGTACGATTCGCCCAGATAGCCGACACCGTCCATTTCGTGCAACATGGCGAAGATGTTCTCAATCTCCGCAATGTCCGCAGTGTTCCCGTAGTACAGATTCATCTGTGTCATGGTCTTTGTCCCTTTTGTCTAGAGCCAACCGAGATTGAGCATTTCGGGCACACTGCCAGATATGGCGACAATGTTCGCGTTTGGGTGCAATTTCCGCATTTCGAAAATTGCCTTCCATTCCCGATCTGACCAGTAAATGTACGGTTTGCGGTCAACCCACACGATATACGGCACAATGTCCGAATCGTGCACTTTGTCCCAATCGTACACTGGCTCACCGTTTGCCCGATAAGCAAGGATGATGGGCTTTCCATCACGATATGCCCGAAACATCGGCTCTGCGGTTATTTGGTTATATGTCTGAATTGTTGCTTTTTTCATGGTTTTGTCCCGGTTTGATTCAGACAAATCTCGACAAAAATGGACACGTTGGGTGATGACTTGACATATGCGACATGTTGGGGTATAGCCCACTCTGCGAACTTTGTCCGTTTTACGTGAATAGTCCAATGATCGCAGTGATTGCCTCTTCTGCGGTCATTTTACCGTCTTCGTATTGTTCGTACAGTTTGTGCGCCTTGTTCGCTTTGTCTTCATCGTCAGACATGTGCTTATTGGTCGTTTCCTGCGAAATGTCCAATTCGTGCCTGATGTCCGATCTGAGCGTATTTGCTACATTTCGGTATCGTTCGGCCCGCTTTGCGTACACTTGTCCGATTGTGCTGTTGTGTTCCTCTTGTTCCAACGTTTCCCATACGCCCATTTCACGCATGGTATAACCGAAACGTTCGATTTTATCCATTATGCTCATTCTGGCTCACTCTTCCGGTTTGTCCGATTTGCCCGTGACGAGAATCCCGAGCGCAATGACCAATGCGAGCAGAATGAACGCAAAGCACTCAATGCCCGTTTTGCTCATGATTGCTCCTTTTGTCCGAAGAGTGAGCTGTATCCCAACATGTCATCGTATATGCAGCTTTATGTACCCTTGTCCGTTTTGTCCTAGATGAAGGTGAGTTCGACCTTTTCGTACAGCTGTCCGTACGATTCGACCCATTTGTTCAGAGAGTCCAACATACGGTCCTCTGTCCAGTGATGCTCCGTTGTGACCATGATGTGCGATCCATCCGCAGTTGGGTACAATTGCGGCATGATGCGCGGATAGCACTCACTGTCCGGCATGTCCGTAACGTGCACGATTCGCCAGTCGTACGGCGTTTGCACCACAAAGAAGTGTTCGCGGACAATGTCCTTTTTGGTCGTCATGGCCTACTTGTCCCAACCGACTGGATTGAGCAGATCGCGGATGTCGTCCAACATGGTGGAATTGGTCGCGTTGTCCTTTTCGAGCAGCCTGTCCAGCTTGCCCTTATCGACCAACATGTCCGTTTTGTCGGAGTTGAGACCGTTGTCCGTTTCACGTGAAACGTGCAGCCAGTCCCAACCGTCGTAAACGGGGGTTTGATCCATTTCGTCCCATTGGTTCGCGTAGTCCGCGATGACCTGTCCGCGCGTTTTGCCCGCATTGTTGTACTGTGCGAGGGTGATGGGCTTTTCCACCGTTCCGTCCCATTCGGGGTGATTGGCGTTTTCGGGCTGGAATTCCCGATTCGTCCCGGTTTCGTGCGATTCGCCCGTTACCCACGGAAAGTCGTCAAGTTTCATGATTGTCCCCTTATGTCCGTTTTGTGCTGCATACCTGGATATAGCCCACCATGTCCGTTTTGTACTACTTCACGTAGTACGCGCCGACTATGACTGAATCGTCATAGTCTGGATCGTTCAGGACGTATTTGACCACGATGCCGGAAAAGAACGAATCCGACTGATATGCGTCCCAACGTCCGTAAGGTCCGAATTGTTCGATGTATCCGACTCGGCTGAATTCGCCGAGATCGTACACATTGCCCCTGTATCGGAAGAATGAGGCGGAATCGGTACCTTCTTCCAGTTTGTCCCAATCGAGGTAATCGAACTCTTCGCGCTCTTTGGGCGTAAGGTCCGATCCGTCCAAGATGGGCAACCTGTGCCAGTTGGTGGTGATTTGGGTGTTTGCCTCCGCAAATGTCCGGTTTGTCATGACTTCGTCCGTTCCGAGAGGTATGCGGTGAAACGGTCCCCTCCGAGTGAACAGTCGCAACCGTCACAACTTGACCAGGAAAATCCCTCTTCATCCCCTCCGAGCGTAATGTCCATATTGTCCGGAATTGCCGACAATGGCACGCAATTGGTAGGTTCGGTCGGGTTTTCGTCGTTTGCCAGTTTCATCAGGCAATCGACACAAATGCTGATTTTGTCGAAGTTTATCATGGTATGCCCCTCATGTCCGGTTTGTCTGGCATGGTAGGCTATAACCAGGTATGCACCATGTGTCCGGACAAGGGCACATAGCGCTGCATATACGCGGAAATATGTAGGCTTATCCTGACACGTCTAGTTCTGTGCTACTTGCTCACGTAATGCACGTGTCCGTCCCAATCGGTCCAGAATGACCGTCCTTGTCCGTTTCCGTGCGTTTGTGCGTTCCATGCGCATCCGACCGAATCTTCCGTTGCGCACGGCTCTAGCACGGTTTGGTACAGGTTGGGTGCTATGGCCAGAATGACCGCGATGAGGTATTTGACCAGCATGTCCGGTCAGTCCCCATTGCCCGCAGTGACCAGATTGTCCACCTTGACCGTTTCCGGTGCCTTGCGGGTGTTTCGCGGCTTGCGGGTGGTCTTGACCGTTTCGACCGGAACGGGGAAGTTGTCCAGATTGCCCGAATTGTCGTTCAGGTCCGGAGCTTCCGCTTCCTCCCGCTTGAGCTCGGTTTGCACGTCCTTGTCCGTGTTGTCCGAATTGTCCGACTTGACCCAGAAGGTGTTCTTGTCCAGCTTGTGCAAGTTGCCCTTCATGAGGTATTCGACCGTTCCGGTACGATTCCACTCCACTCGCACCTTGTTGACCACAGTTGCGGTGATGTGTCCGGTTTCGTACTGATTGTCCGCTCCGATCTCATCCGGGTGGTTGATCCCGAAGAGTCGGATAAGGTCGGTTCCCACATAGTTCGTCATGACATGTCCCCTTTTGTCCGTTTTTGTGGAGACGTGTCAGGGTAGGCCCACATATTTCCGATATGTCCGATATGTTCTCATTACGCGGGACTGCCTGGTTTGTCCTAGATTCCGCAGGTATGCGGAGTATACGCACAATCTCCGCAAAAGAACCAAAGGTCCGAGTTGTCCGTTTTGCGAGGAATGATCATGTCTGTTGACATTCCGCACCATTGGCAGGTATTGCCCACCAATTTCCAGATTGTCTCAGACGCGATGTTCGCCTCAGTTTGCCACTGAATGTCCGGCTGTTCCATGATGTCCGGATTGTCCAGGTTAATCATCGCTTGTCCCGGTGTGTCCCGATGTACCGCTCTTGTCCGAATCCGCCCACAATGTTCCAAATGAGCTGGGACGCGAGGTTAATGAAGTAGTTCATGATTTGTCCCCTTATGTCCGATTTATCACCACACATCCGGATATAGCCCACCATGCCCGTTTTGTACTACTGAACGAAGATTGTCCCGTTCGGGCGAACTGTCATGGTTGCGTACCACTTGCGGCTTGTGTACGGGTTCGGCCCGGTAACGGTGTACTTGTCCGTTTTGGGCAACTCGTCCCCTTTCCACGTCTTGCCCGCATCTGACCCCATTGCGTCAGTTGAGTAGACCTGCACCCTTTCGGGTGAAATGCGCATGATGTCCTTCAAAGCCTTTTTGCTAGGAATGTCCGACCTGTCCGAAATGAGCCGAACGCCCACGTTCTTCCACATTGTCTGCTCCGTCCCGATATGTCCGATTTGTCGGGACATGGTAGGCTATAACCGGATATGTGGTCACAAGGTAGGCAAATCCCGCCTAATGAGAACATATCAGTCATCTTCTGACGTATCACCACATGTCCACCCAAACCGGACATTTGCTACATTTCCTTATAGTCGTACATGTCCGGATTGATGTATTCGGGGTCTTCGCCCAAATCGTTCCCATCGTCATCAACTGCGACGATCATCCAGGTTTGCGTGGGAATGTCCTTACTGTCCGATTCGCCCAGAACGACCGTTACGCGCTGAATCTCCCAGATTGTGCTAGCATGTCCGGGAATACCCTTAATTTCGTAGTATGTCCCGATAATGGGGAGTTCGACCTTAATGCCCATGATGTCTCCAATGTCCGGTTTGAACGTGCAATGTCCGATTTGCCCCGGTTTAGGTAGACATGAGGTGATACGTCAGGTCATATCGGCCAATGCCCCCGATTTAGGACAAGTCACGCTTTACCAACCCATTTCCGCCCATTTCCGGAAACGACGGGGCAAAGCAACTAAATCGGACATTTCCGATATGTCACGCCACTGTGCAATTATCAAGATACGACCGCATATGGGGGGATTTGTAGGGAATGTCCGATTTGTCGCCCATAGCCGACGCGTCGGACATGTCTGGGATGTCCGATTTACCCTCCTTTCGGTAGTAAGGCGTGTTTGTCCGGAGCGCCCCTTGCGCTCTTTGATCTTGCCTCCTTCCTTTCAAGACCAACTTTACTCCCCCCTTGGGAGTCGGACTTTTCCGTAATGTCCGGATTTATCCTCTTTTAGTAGGGCAAAATTTGTCCCCCTAAATGGCCCTATGTCCGGATAAAGGGGGGTAAAATAGGACATTCTGGGCAGGCTGGGGTTGGCACAAGATCGGGACTATGGGGTACATCCCCCTATACGGGCCTATATCGGACATATGGTATATGTGGTGTATAGGGTATATAGGGCATATATGGTACATATGTGGACATAGGGTATATGTGGTATGTATGCACATACATAGTATGTATGCACATATGTACTACATATGTGCATACATAGTACATATGCGCGCATATGGTACAAAATCGCATAAATCCCCCATATGGGGGTATAGCGGGACAAATCGGACATAGGGGGTATAGGGGGAAGAACTATATTATGTCCGGATTTAGTTGATTTGTTCCACGACGTCTCTGACTCACATTTGGGTGAAATTGAAGGTGTCGATTTTCGTCACTCAAGAAAAGCAAAATATCAGATGTCGATTTTCGTCATAATGAGATCGCCCCGTGAGCGGTGACGAGAGTCGTCAGGCTTGACAAAGATTGTGTGCTTCGCTATGGGGCATTAGGATGGTGTCGAGGAGGTGCATCTCATGCCATCTGAGGAAGAGTGGGAAGCGTGGGTTCCGCGTAAGGCGATCGAGGAGTTGACCGTTCGTCGAGCGCTTGCCGATATTGAAGACCCGGTGCGCATTGCCAATCAGTTGCTCAAGGAAACGTTGCCGATCGCGGTAATGGGCATGACGCACATGGCGATTCATGAACCCAACGCTGCGCTGCGTTTTCAAGCGCAGAAGTACGTTATTGACCGTTCGATGGGCACCACGAATAATCCGACTGCCCGGCCTACCGATGACCGCCCGGCTTGGGAGAAAATTTTCGACAGCGTTGCTGTGGCGGCCGATGAGGTCGCTGAACACGAGTAGCCCGCTGTAGCTCATGCGAGCCCGCTGTGGGTTCCCCGAAGGGGAGGGTGGACATTCCCGACAGGGTGTCGTGTTTTTGGTGCTGAGCTGGTAGGATGTCGATATTCGACACTCTGCCACATCCTGGTCAATATTGCATGGTGGAGAGGACGTGAAAAAATGCCCAATAGTCGCAATGCTCGGCGTCAGGACACGGTGATTTACCGCAATGCCGTTGGCCAGACATTCGCGTTGCCGGTTTTGCAAGACACCAAGGCTGCTTCAACTGCGCCTGCCACAAGTACTTCCACGACTGGTGGTACGTTGGCGGCTGGTACGTATTCGTACCGGATTGCTTGGTTGTACGGTACGTTGGTTTCTGCGCCAAGTCCGGCAAAAACACAAGTGACCACTGGTGCTACGTCGACTGTGACGGTTGATGTGACTGGTCTTGCTCCAGCGGGTGCTACGCAGTGGCGAGTTTATGGTCGTACGTCGGGTTCTGAGTTGTTGATGGGTACCCAAAACCTTCCTGGTACGTTGACTTTTGTTGATGATGGTTCAGGTACACCAAGCGGGGCGCTGCCGACAGATACCGGGAATGTGAATTTGAACGGTTTTTCCGCGCCGAATCTGACCAATGTGGCCCGTCTGACGACAATGCGGGGCACCACACCGGGCTATTTTAACCGGTAAAACTCCTGACTCTCCTAAACGTCCCGCCTTTTTGACTTTCCTGTCCGATTACTGGTCTACCGCTACGTCTGACTATGCTCCCCACAACGACGCCCGACGTACCTCCACCTGACACAACCTGACTTTCCAAACCGCACCATCCGATTTCTGACTGGAGCCAACCTACACCTTCCAAATTACTGACCGAGCAAACCGCGACATGACGCGTCGTGGCTGACTTGCCATGTTCTCACCAGAACCCACCGTCACCGACGACCCACCCGAACTTCACTGGCCTTACAAACTGACCATCCTGTACGACTTCCAAACCAAAAACCGACGGACCCGTACACCGCCACACTTTTCCGACATGACCACGAAACCCTAGACAAGGCGTGTCATGACGCACCTCCCGCCCCTCTCACGTTCGACAAAGCTCCCCACGCCACACACTCACCATCTCAGGTGACAAGTGCTTGCGGCGCCGAGGCGTAAAGTCCAAGATCATTTCCTTCCCACCAACCACAATTTCCCAAAGGATGTGACATGCTCCCGGTGTGGGACTTGCGAAATAGGTTCACCCTGCATCAGACGAGTGCCGAAAATGCGCAAAAGCGGGAATTGATTCGTAGTATTGCGCATTCTTACGCTACAGTGATCAATGAGACTGTCCCGGATTGTCGGGAAAAGAACCTCGCGATCACGAAGTTGGAGGAAGTGGTGTTCTGGGCGAACGCCGCACTTGCTCGGTACGACGCCGCGAAAAACGAAGATCAAGCCTGGCAGCATAAAGAAGAGCCGAAGCCAACGCAGAACAGGACGATGTGATGAAGATGAAGACGGTGCTAACTTTCCTAACTTTCATTTGCCAAGAGTGTGCGGATAAGCGGCATGACATGTGTCGGGGCGAAACGTGGTGTGATTGTCAGCATGTCACGAAGGGAACGAAGTAGTGGCAACTGATTTGAAGTATGGTCGCATCGAGTTTCCAGATGCGCCATGGTCTACGATCGAGGCGGATGAGCCGGTTTTTGTGTTTCGGGCTCGGGATAATCTGACCCCGGAAGTGATCAAGTTTTATCGGATGTTGTGCGTGCAGAGTAAGTCTCCGCAGCACCATTTGGATTTGATTGATCGTGGGTTGCGGCAGGTGAAGGCTTGGCAGCAGTCGCATGAGGTCAAAGATCCGACGTCCAATGATTGGTTGGCGGCGCAAACGTCAGACCCGGTACATAATCCCAATACGGAACCGTTGCAAACCACGAACGACGCCGTGATTACTGATGTTCCGTCGTCAGAGCAACGTGATCGGCTTGATCCGACGCATGAGTGGTATCTGACGGAGACAAACCAAGACCAGGCTACGAACGCGGAAACATCCACAAATGAAGAAACGTCAGACGAAGAGGAAAGTTACCTTCCGGGTTCCGACGCGGCCCATTATGTTCCGCCGAATCCGAACAATCCGCAGTCTATTGATTTCTACGAAGAAGACGAGTCAGCGACAAAGATCCGAAACGATTTTGAAACCGGTGTGCAAGGCAAGACGCAACGAATCGCACCAGGAGATGCTACCGAAAATCCAACCAACCCAACCTACGTTCAAGATCCACTTGATGGTCTTGAGTCACGATGAGCGTTTATAATCCGACTGGTTCAGGCAATGTCCATATGGACGCATCGATTTCAGGAGGTAAGAAGGTGGCTGCGAAAAAGGCTGCGGTGAAGAAGGCTTCCGGCAACACCGCGAAGGCGGTCAAGTCCGCCACGAAGACCACGAAGGGTAATGCGGCGAAGTCCACGGCTTCGAAGATGGCGCCGGGGATGAAGACGCACGGCGGACCGAACTGCTGAAGAGCGGCATGTACTAAATGTCTGCTTACCGAAAGCGACAAGTCAAAGTCCAAATAGCCTGTGAAAACTGCGAGTTTCCTTGGATGTGGCAAGAGTTAATATATCAAAATACTCTTGGAAATCCAGGGTGGGTCGAGGGTTTGCGAGATTGTCCACGATGCCGAGGCGTCATTGGATGGAGTGCTGAAGGAGTGGACATTGGCAAATGACTATTCTGGGTGTCTGCGGGTTATTGCGACATCCGGTACGAACGCGGCGAATAACCTGTCGACTTCCGGCGCTTTGGCCAAGCCCGCGAAGTTGCGAATGGTGACAGTGGCATATTCGGGTACCGCGACTGGTTCGGTGACGGTAACCCTGACCTCTGGAGCTGGCGCAGGCTACAGTGTGGTGCTCAATACCATCACGTTGGCCAATAACCAGGGGGTGTACATTCCTGCCACACCTATACCGATCAACGCGGATGACTCGATTTTGGTGGCGGCTCCGGCTGTCGCTAGCGTCACATCTTCGGTGGCCATTTACCTAGACCGTTCCGTGATGGACTAGGGTGTCGACCGCCCGGAAGCTCAAGGTTTTCAACTTCTGGGCGACAATTGTTTGGTTAGTGCTGTGCCTGCCAAGTATGTTGTGGTGGAAGAACTCAATTGCTTGGGTCATTCTGATCTCGTTGTGGGCCAACGTGATTGGGCATTTCACCGCGTATATTGCGGCCAGAGGCGAGGAATCACAGCAAAAAGGGCACAATCTCACAGAAGCAGATAGGGCTTGGATTAGCGCCCAATTAGCGCTGACAAGACCAATTACTGATGATTAACCTCCACATTCCACGATAACCTTCAAGTTCTTCTCGAAAGAGGATTCATCATGGCGTTGTATTGGGAAGTAAGCTTCCGGGTTTCTGCTGGGCAGGATCGATTGACCCGGTACGGTGAGGTCAAGCAGGCCCATCCGGTCCCGCAAGAATGTGTTGATGATGAGGCTCAGGCACATCAACAAATTGAAGACCAGATCGCTACCGATGGTGAGCCGACCAAGCCATACGCGATTTACACCCAAGGCTGGCGCGATGGGGTAGCTTTCGGATTCAATGCTCGTATCGATCCCAACGCCTGACTGTCCTGCACTGCTGTTCCCTCGATCCAAACTGCCCGATCCTTGCGACTATCCTCCCCAATTTCCGTCCTCACTGACTAAACTCCGCCACCCGTCCCACTTCGATTGACTATCCTTGGCATACCCTTCCACATCAACAACTTGACTATCCTTCGCAGTCCCGCCCACCGCGACTATACTTTTCCCCCCGCATCTTTCCAACCCAACACGACACGTTCACCAGGGAGGAAAATATGGCCGCGCATCAACCCACACCGGGCGATGAAGAAGACAGCGAGCCGGAAGGTACGCCCACCCCAGAGGGTATGGAGACGCAGGCTGTTCGGGCCAAAAAACTGGAGCGGTTGTACAACATTGACAAGTTTCGGTACTTTGACCTGATTGGTTATAAGCCGCACCCGAAGCAGTTGTTGTTTCACCGGTCCACGGCGCGCTTCAAGATCCCGATTTGTGGGCGTCGATTCGGCAAATCCCAGATGGCGGCCAAAGAGTACGAGCCGTTGCTGCTGATTCCGAATCGACGATATTGGATTGTCGGGCCGACCTATGACCTGGGCGAAAAAGAGTTCCGGATTATCTGGAACGACATGATCATCAAGCTTGGCCTTGGCAAGGAAAAAGATGTCAAGCGGTCATATGCTAAGAAGCAGGGCGATCTATCCATCGAGTTTCCCTGGCGTACTCGTATTGAGGTTCGTTCGGCAGATCGACCGGAGAATCTGGTCGGCGAGGGTCTTCATGGCGTCATCATGTCCGAGGCCGCTAAGCACACCCAGGACACTTGGGATCGCTTTATCCGGCCATCCCTCACTGACTACCGTGGTTCGGCGATTTTCCCAACGACACCGGAAGGCCAGAACTGGATCTACAACCTGTGGAAGATGGGTCGTGATCCGCAAGAGCCGGAGTTTGAGTCCTGGCAGTTCCCGAGTTGGGAAAACCCGTACGTCTACCCCAAGGGAAAGCTCGACCCGGAAATCCTGCTGACCATGCGCACCACTCCGAAAGAAGAGTTCCTTCAGGAGTATGCGGCGGACTTCACCTCATTTGCCGGTAAGGTGTATGGCGAGTGGGACGAAGCGGTGCACGTGCAAGAGGTCAAGTACAATCCGCTGCTGCCCAACTACATCGCTTTTGACTGGGGTTGGGCTGCCCCGATGGCCGCTGTGGAGTTTCAAATTGACAGCTTTGGTCGGTGCCGGGTGTGGCGGGAGCACTACAAAACACACACGCGGTTGAAGGACTTTCTCAACGAATTGAAAAGCCGGCCACAGCCGCCGGATTACCATTTGAATTTGACCTTTGGCGACGCTGCCGATCCTGAGGCTGTCGTTTCTGTCTCGGAAGACTTCGCGCCCTGTGTGGGCGACCCTCGCTCCAAGACCGGCACCCAGGGTGGGTCGTTGGAGTCTGGTAAGCGCGAAGGTATCGAGCTGGTCAAGGGTCTGCTAATGTTGCAGCAGGTCGATGAGGATGAGTTCGGCACGCCGATCGAGATGCCCTGGTTGACCGTGGATCATTCGTGTTACAACCTAATCCGGGAGTTCAATAATTACCGCAACCAAGACCCGGTGCGTGGGCAAGACCCACGAGAGCAAACCTTCAAAAAGGATGATCACGCCCTGGATGCGCTGCGTTACGGGTTGATGCATGTGCTGAAGCTCGGCGCCACCATGAGTTTAGGTGATGTGATGGATCTTTCGGATATGCATGACACGCCAGCTTCTGGCTACTTCACCACGAACAAGACCTTTGCTTGACTACCCCCTACACAACAACACCTTGCTTGACTATCCCACGCACGCCAGGACTGACTTCTCTGACTATCCGCGTCCCGCTCGCCCAGTTTCGCCGCTACTCTGCCGACACACCTAGCCCACTGCATAACACACCAAAGCAACCGACTGCCCGCCTCCCTAGCCTCCCTAGCCTCCCTCGCCGTAAGGGAAAATATTGACCAGCCGTGCCGAACATCTGGCAGCCGCGTGTGGGGTCCTGTTCACCACAGCGGTGCTGGCGTATGTCACGAAAAAGTATCTACTCGATGTGCACCCATTACCCAGCAAACTTGTGTATTTGGCAAAATCGTGCAGACACTGGGTTGACTTAGGGGGTGTCGAGTATGACGACGATTGAGACCAGCGACGGGAAAATTGCTGATCTTGAGGCGTATGCGGCGCAGCGGCAGATGTCGCTGCAAGAGGCAGTTTCGGGCAAGTACCAGATTGTGGCGGCCAACCACGATCCGGCCAACGGTTCGTACGTCATCTTGGCCGACCAGTCGCAGAACATTGAGCCCGGGTTTGCCACTCGGGAGCTTGGTTATTCTTCGCCGAGTCCGTGGACGGCTTGGACCCGTGATGAGCGGGTGCCGGAGCTTCGGGACAAGATTGGCTTGCGCACCTACTACGACATGAAGCGGGCCGATGGCACGATTCGTGGGGCGTTGCGCTTGCTCAAAACGCCGATTCAGGCGGCTCGGTGGTTTGTTGAGCCCTACGATGACACCGCGCTGAACAAGTCCATCGCCGAGTTTGTCGAAGAGAACCTGTTTTTGTACCTGTCTACGCCATGGTCGCAGGTGGTCGAAGACGCGCTGTTGATGTGCGACTACGGGTACATGGCCTTTGAGAAGGTGTGGACCGAGCCTGGCTCAGATGCCGATAAGGTCAAAGACGGCAAGCTTCGGTTGGGTAAGTTGGCTGCTCGCCACCCGATGGACATTCGGGAGTGGGTGTGGGACGAAAACGGTGGCCCGGATGGGTTCATCATGGAAAATATTTCCATCCAAGGTACCGGGAACATGCCCGGTCCGGCGTTGTCGAGCTTCGGCATCCCGAACGCAGCGGTCACCGGCAACTACAACCAGTTCAACAACCCGACGTTTGACCCCAAAACGGTGACGATTCCGATCACCAAGGCGATCGTGTTCACCTTGGAGAAGGAAGCCGGGGATCTGCGCGGGGTGTCGATTTTGCGCAGTGCCTACAAGCACTACTACTACAAAGACACCATGTACAAAATCGACGCGATCCAAAAAGAGCGCCACGGTATTGGCGTGCCGATCATTAAGATGCCGTTGGGTTTTTCCACCGATGATCGGGCACTGGCCGAGAACTTGGGGCGTAACCTGCGCACCAACGAACGGGCGCACATTGTCGTGCCGATGAACTGGGAAGTGGCCTTTGCCAAGTTGGAAGGTCAGCCGGTGGATTGTTTGAAATCCATCGAACACCACGACATGAAGATCAAGTCCAACATTCTGGCCCCGTTCATGGATGAGTCCAACGTGAACCCGGATTCCCTGGACGTGTACTACAAGGCGACCCGCTACATTGCTAACACGTTGTGCGACACCGTCAACAAGTACCTGATTCCGCAGTTGGTCGGGATGAACTTCGCTCGGGGCAAAAACCCGTGTCTTCGGGTGCGTCGCATTGGTGAAGAAGAGTCGTTGCGCACGTTGTCGTTTGCTTTCCGCAACTTTGTTGGTGCCGGGGCTATTCGTCCGGATGACCCGTTGGAGAAGTTCCTGCGTTCTGAGCTGGACTTGCCGCCTGCTGACCCGGACACGGCTCGGATGCCACTTCCACCCGGTGGTGGGCAAGACCCGAACGCCATGCCTGCCGATGGTGGGGACAGTCAGCACCAGCAAAATACCCAAACCAAAAAGAAGCCCGAACCGCAAGTCGTTGTCGATGGCGTGCCACATGCTCCACAGCCGTCTCGGGTTGGTCCGCCTCGACAGGCGAATACGCCACCGGTACACACCGGCAAGAGCAACTCAAGCCGCGATAACTCCGGAGGTTAAGATGGCAGAGGATCGGCCCCGCAAACCGTATCGTAAAGAGCGGGTTGTTTCGATTCGGTTCAGCGAAGACGAACTACGCGGTTTGCGGGAACGGGCCGACAAAGCCCATATGAGCCTGTCGGATTACATCCGAACCCGAATGAACTACGATCCGTTGATGTACCGTACTTTTGTGCCCGCCCAATCCAACACCTACACGATTGGCACTTCTTCGGTTACCTCAACGTTCATTTACCAATGACGTGGCTACCCGCCCAATGGCACATCCCGAGCTGACTACCCGCCGTACGCCATCCCCAGCGAGCTGACATGCCCCGGCCAAACACGAGCATCCCAAGGCACGCTTACTGACTTAACACGGCACCACTACCCACCTCTTGTCCACAGACCCCCGCATAAAGCCCAACGCTAGACCCCAAAAAATTTTTGCCTAAATCCGGAAACGTGTCCTTTTGGCACTTTCCGGATTTTGCATAGCAAGATCATCGATGTCATACATGACGCCCGCCCGACTGGAGGTTTTGTCGATGTCCGACAGAACTCGCAGCATCGTCTCTGTTCGCCAACGCCGTGACGAAGCAAATCGCCAGGCGAGGATTGACAACGGCCATGATGTTGCTACCCTGCGCTCTATCGCATATTATGGCTCTCGTCAAGACCCTGTTTCTTTGGCTGAACTGACCACGAGGGCCAGGAAGGCACTGCCGAAGGGGACGTTCGCAATTCCGGAAACGCGCAGCTACCCGATTCCGGATGAAGCCCATGCCCGCAATGCCTTGGCCCGTGTGGCCCAGCACGGCACGCCCGAGGAAAAGGCCCGAGTCCGGGCCGCAGTGAAGCGCAAGTTCCCGAACATCAAGACCACTGAGTAGTCCGGAGGGAGGAAGCATGGACAAAGGCGTTCTGTACGTTGTCGACCTGAACACCGTCACGCTGGATGAAAGTACCGATCAGACAGCATCGTGGGTACACGCTTTGCCGCTTGGCGAGTACACCCACCCGGTGTTTGGCAAGATGAAGTACACCGCAGACAAGATCCGCGCATTTGCCGACAGCGTGAACGCTCGGATTCGCGGGATTGACCCCAGCATTAACATCATGCACGGCGCAAACGGCGGTGATGGTGAGGCTGCTGGTTGGGTCAAGAAAGCTGACGCCCGCCCGGACGGCCTGTGGGTCTTTGTGGAGTGGACGAAGGCTGCGGCTGAGAAGATCAAGGAAAAGGCTTGGCGGTATTTCTCGGCCGAGTATCAGGACTCTTGGACAGATGCTACTGGCAAGAAGCACGACAACGTGTTTTTTGGTGGCGCGCTGACCAACCGTCCATACATGAAGAATTTGCTGCCGATCAACCTTTCCGAGGGTTCCATCGATGCGATGGTGGGAATGGCCGAACTGGTCGTTTCCCAGCGCCAGTTGTTCACCGAAGGTTCTGGCGGCAATCAGCACAACGACAATACCTCGGAGGAGGTTGATGTGGATCTGAAGAAGTTGGTCGAGGCTCTTGGCCTCCCGGCGGAAACAACCGAGACCGAGCTTATTGCCAAGCTGTCTGAGTTGAAGCCGCCGACGACTACCCCTGTGGACAAGCCGAAGCCGCAAGTGCCTACGGTTCAGCTTTCGGAAGAGCTCAAGCAGCTCGCCGACAGCAACCCGATGGTCAAGGCCCTGCTTGACACGGTGGAAGCCCAGCACAAGTCCATTGCCGAGCACAACTTCGCCCTTCGCGAGGCAGACGTTGAGCGGCGCCTTTCGGAGTTTGACCGCTCCAAGATTGTGCTGACTCCGGTTGCCAAGGATCTGGTCCACGACTTTGCCATGGACCTGCCGATCGGGCTGACTGAGCGGTTCTGGCAGATTTTGGAAAACATGCGCTCTTCGACCGCCATGATGGTGGAGTTGGGTGAGCGGGCCGGTACCTCGGTTCGTTACGGTCGGGCCAAAGACCCGGTGAGCATGTTCATGGACGAGGCCAACAAGGTTGCTGCCGAGTCGGGTGGCAAGGTTTCGCTGGCCGAGGCGATGGAGCAGGTCGCGGCAAACGACCCGAAGCTCTACGAGCAGTACCGTGTGGCTAACTACTCGTTCCGCGACTAATTTGCAGGAGGTGAATTATGGCTGGTTCTAACTACGTCCTCGATAAGGGCGTTCCGGTTCTTTCCACGTACAACAGCTCTGCCACCACTGGTGTGCAGGCGTTCCGGTGCGTGAAGATTACCACTGCTGGATTGATGGACATTCAGCTTGCGTCGACCGCCGGTAACATTGCCTTTGTCGTACAGGAAAACATCGACGCCGCCAAGGTTGCCACCGGCAAAGCCATCGCGGATGTTCGTTTCATGGGCATCACCAAGGTCCGTGTGGGTGTCGCCACTGGTGTGACGATCGGCTCGCGGGTCATGCCCAACGGCACCGATGGTTCGGTTATCACTGCTACTGGTGCGACTGCCCAAGTTCTGGGCATTGTGGTGGGTACTGACCCATCGGCTGGTACGGTCGCCACCGGCGATCTTATCGACGTTCTCCTTACTCCCGGCACTCAGTTCGGCGCGTAAGCGAAGGGAGGGAAACCTTAAATGGCAGTTTACAATGTGACTGGTTCCGGTAACGTCCACATTGACCAGGTTCTGACCAACATTTCGGTTGGTTGGCCGACCCAGGGTCTTGCTGGCGCGGCGCTGTTCCCGGCCGTGAGCGTGCGGAAGCAGTCTGACAAGTACTACATCTTCGGCCGTGAAGGTTGGCTCCCTGAGCACGACCTTCGGGCTCCGGGTACTGAGGCCAACGAAATCAGCGGTGCCGCTGTTTCGCTGGACACGTACTACGCCCAGGAGCACGCGCTCCAGATTGCGGTTACTGACGAGGAGCGGGAAAACGCGGATTCTCCGCTTTCTCCGGACCGCGACGGTACGCTGCTGGTGACCTCGAAGATCCTGCTCGGTCGGGAACGTGCGTTCCAGACCATTTCCACCACAGCGGCCAACTACGCCTCCGGTAACACGGTGACGCTTTCTGGTACTTCGCAGTGGAATGACTACGCCAACTCCGACCCGATCTCGGATCTGCGTTCGGCGAAGATCGCGATTAACGGCCGTATCTTCCAGGACCCGAACGTTGCGGTCATTCCTTACCAGGTCATGGTGAAGCTGGAAGACCACCCGGACTTCCTGGAGCGGATCAAGTACTCCGAGCGGGCGATTTTCTCGCCTGAGTTGCTTGCTTCGGTTCTCGGGTTCGAGCGGGTTATCGTGCCCGGTGTGGGGATCAACAGCGCCCACCTTGGCGCGACTGCTTCGCTTGGTTACCTGTGGGGCAAGGATGTCGTGGTTGCCTACGTGCCGGGTGGTCCCGGTTTGAAGGTTCCGGCCTACGGGTACGAGTTCGTCTGGAACAACCAGACTGTCGACCGCTGGCGCGAGGACAAGCGGAAGTCGGACGTTATCCGGGTTTCGCGGTACTACGACGTGAAGCTTGTTGCTCAGGGTGATGCGGGTACATCCGACGCCGGTAAGTCGATCGCTGGTTACCTCATCAAGTCGGCGGTTGCGTAACAACTCAACTGCTCAACCAAAGGAGGAAACATGGCGAAGAAGCTTATCGCAGTGACCGCAATCCGGCACAACGGCGAAGACATGCCTGCCAACGAGCCGGTGGACACGTCCAAGTTCACCAAGGAAGAGCTCAAGGCGCTCTACGACGCTGGTTCTGTGCGTGTTGAGGATGACGGCAACAATGGCCCGGACACTTCGGTCAACGCAGAAGCTGCGTCTCCGGAGAACCCGACCGGTCAAGACGCGCAGCAGGTTGGCGATGTCTCGGCGGCGGCAAAGGGTGAGACCACGCCCCAGGCAATGGCGGCCACTCCGCAGGGCACTGCGGCACAGGCCACCGACACGTCGAGCAAGACGACAAACACCAAGAAGTAATTCATGACGGTCATCACGGTCCAGGAAGTCAAGGGATGGGTAGAAACCACCAAACTGCCCATCACTGCCCTTGACTTGAACTTTCTGCCCCAACTTGAGGCAGAAGTGTTCGCCCGCCTTGGCACCGTGTATGACACCACCGTCTGGCTCGACCCGGATACGACACCCGCCATTGTGCGGGTGTGCATTACCAAACTTTATGCAGCCTGGATTTACGATCGTGCCTACAGCGAAAACCAGGGAGTAACAAACGACTACGCCGCGATGCTGCGCGGTAACGCGGAAATGTTAATCACTGGTCTTATTGATGGAACCATCGAAATTCCAGGAGTCATCCCGATCTCAAGCCCTAATCCGGCGTTCTATCCAAATGACGCATCGAGTGCGCTGGACCCAACGGTGGATGATTCCTCGTTGGGTCCGGCCAGGTTCAGCATGGGCAAGGTCTTCTAATTCGATTCCTTAGGAAAAGAACGTTATGACCATGCCTGTTCGGTTACCGAAGATTGAATTGAGTGATTCATTCTTCCGGCAACTCACGGTGTTGGAAACCAAGATCGATCTGTTGGAATTCAAACTGTCCGATTTCAAGGAACCGCTGGAAGTAGCGCTGCACGATGTGGTGATCCCTTCGGTAGCGGCGAACTTCGAACATGGTGGCCGACCGAAATGGGCACCGCTAGCCCCCGGAACCGTCAGAAACCGGAATAACCACACCGGACCGATTCTTTACCGGTCCGGTAAACTCTATGATGCCGCGACAGATCCGAGTAGCTGGACTGTCACCAAGGACATGTTGGCGCTTACCAGCATTTCCGGCCGAGTAAAGTACGCAGGATTCCACCAGATGGGGGCTCCTCGGGCAAACATTCCAGCTCGCCCTTACGTGGAGTATCAGCCGCAAGACATCGACGCCATCATGGAGTTGTTTGGGCTGTGGGTTGACGATATCATCGACACGGTGTGGGGCACTGGTGAGGAGGGTCCGTCATGACCAGCCCTATCTCGCCGCATACTGACCTCACCTCAGTCGTTGGTCAATATTTGTATAACAAACTTCTAAACAATAAATATGATCTCGGCCTAAATGATGTTTTCTACGGGAACCACAACAACGTACCGCAGGACGCCATTGCAGTGGTGATTCCCGGACCAAAAATTCGGACCTTGGCCGGAGTGAGCGCGCCGGGGGGTCGTGTTCAAAACGAGCTCAATGTCTACATCGACATCATGACCCAGAAAGTGCTGATCGGGGAAAGTGCTGGCCGACTAGCGACCGATCAACTGGCCGAAACCGTCGAACATTACATCCATCAGGACACAACCCTGGGTGGCAATATCATCCACGGATTCGTAAACCGGTGGGATCCGGGCCAGGATTTCATCCTACAATCAGAATTTCGGGTTGTCCGGATGACCTTTACCGGAATCTCGAAGACATACCTCTCGGTCTAGTTAAGGAGAGCTATGAAGGTTTATTTGAAATCCGAGGTCGAATGCACTGTTGACGGGGTTGGCCTCCTTGAGCCGGGTAAAGAGGTAGCGGTTGATGTCCCTACCTTTGAGCTGTTTCACAAGGTAACACCGGCCCAGGCGAATTTCCCGAAGTCCGTCACAGTCATCTACGACACGGCCGACGACGAACCCGCTGTGGAGCCTGTGGATAACCAGGAACCGCCAGCGACAAATATTGGTTCGGGTAACGATGAGGAAACTCATCAAGAGACTCAGGAGGTGACTGAATAATGGCTCCTCCTGGCATTGGTGCAGCCGGTATTCTGGGCATTGCGCGCGAAGTGTTGCTTCCGCCTGTTCAGTCCGCATTGGCGACTGCGACAACTGGTGGCACGATCACCGCTGGTACCTACCGGTATGTGGTCACCGCGATTAACGCCAGTGGGGAAACCACAGCGTCCAACGAGCAGACCATTACCACCACGGGTGCCACCTCCACCGTGACGGTGACCTGGGTTGCGGTCACTGGTGCCACTGGCTACAAGCTGTACAAGACTGCTGCTGGTGGTGGTACTGGTACGGAGCTTTTGTACAAGACCGTTGGTTTGGTCACTACCGACGTTGACACCACACCAGGTACCCCAACTGGTGCGTTTCCGAGTACCAACACAGCGTCGAACTCCGGGGTCTACGTGGCCCCGACCAAGTTCATCCCGTTTATGTCCGAGTCGTTGACTTCGACGCAGGCTACCATTTGGCGTCGTCCGATTCGTCAAAGCGCGGACATTATTGGTGCGGTGCCCGGTAACTTCAACGTCGCCGGGGACATCTCGATTGAGGGCATGGAAGACTGCGTCGTCTACTTCCTGTTCGGTTCGCGGATGTCCATTGCCAAGACCGGCACTACCAACTACACCTACACCTGCACACCAACGGCCAACGCGATTCCGAACAACACACTGTCGATCACGGTAGTGCGTAACGGTACGGTCTTTGGCTTTACCGGCTGTGTGGTGACCAGCCAGACGTTTACCCAAAACGATGGCATCTTCATGTACAACTTGTCGATCATTGGCCGTGATGAAGCGGCGCAGACGCTGCCGACACCGACCTGGCCGACAACAGTGCCGTTTGGTGCTGGCCAGTGGAGCATTGAAATTCCCACTGGTACGCCGGTTTTTGACACGGACACCTTTGAGTTCACCATTGACGACGGTGCCGACCCGCAGTTCCGGCTGAAGAGCACCACCCGTGGCGCGGACTTCATCAAGTATGGTGAGCGTGCGCTGACCATGACGATGGAACGCGACTTCTTGGACCGCACCGACTTCGATGCGTTCAAGGCATTGACCTCGCAGACCATTACCATCACTGCGTCCAAGGGTGCGAACAACTCCATCTCGCTCAACGCCCCGGCGGCAATCAAGGATACCTATGAGGTGACCAACTCTGGGCAGGGTGACCTGGTTCGGGCTTCGTTGGCCTACAATGGCGTGATCGATGGTACCGGTAAGTCTTACCAGATTACCCTGAAGACGCAAGAGAACGTGCTGTAGTATCGGAGCCGCCATGTGCAAACCTTTATCCTGCACACAATTTTCTGGATAGTTCTCATTATCCTGATCGATCTAGCCATTCAAAGTGGAAGGAACCCAATGCCTCGTGCAACCGTGGCCGTAGACAGTCAGACCTTTAAGCTGGAAACCTGCCCCGATGGTTGGGTCAAGATCCGCCGGATGACATACGGCGAGAAGCTGTCTCGGCAAGACGACATGATGAACATGCAGACCTCGACCAAAGACGACATGATGAACATCCGGATTCAGGCCAAGAAGATGGCGTTGGTGGATTTTGCCAACCTCATCATTGAGCACAACCTGACCGATGAGAATGATCTGCCGTTGAACTTCAAGAATGCTGCGGATGTGGCCAAGCTTGACCCACGGATTGGCGATGAGATTGGCAAGTACATCGATAGCATTAACAGCTTTGAAGACGAGGCCAGCACAAAAAACTTCTAAACGAGATTCGCCTAGCGATTCTCGTACCCACTAGAACCTGTAAGGACATCCAGGCACAGATGTTCTTGGAAGTCTGGAATTTGAGCTTGCTCACGAAGACGCTGCCGAAGTCGGGAGGACTGCTCGATCAGGATAGTTTCTACGTGTATTTGGCCAAGTACGCATTTCAGTACAAACACGACCGTGAAGCTGCTGACATGCGCAAAGCACAGAGCCAACTGCCGAAACGCTAGCCGGATCTCTAGGGAGGGGCAACATGCCACTTAACTCTAGAGATCTTTGGCTAGTCCTGAAAGCGCAAGACCAGACCAACCGAGCACTTTCTTCGTTCGGTCGCAACGTGCGCAACGCTGGCGCGCAAGCTCGGCTTGCCCAACTTGAATTGCAACGGGCCCAGTCGCAGGCCACGATCACCACGGCCAAGCAGAATGCCGAGATTCTGAAGTCTGAGGCTGCCCAACTTGCTGCGCAGCGTGCCGCAATCAAGTACACCGCTTCGCAAATGGCCGCCAATGGGGCAACCCAACAGCAGCTCAAGCCATTGCACGATCAGGCCAATGCGATCGATGCCCAAATCATTGCCCGAAACAACCAGGCTGCCGCATTGCGCAACGTGGCCGCCAATGAGGCCGTACATCTGGAAACGGTCAAGGAGCAAATCTCCCAAACCAAAACCTACAACAGCGCAATTCAGGATAACGAAAAGAACCTGGCCCACCTTTCCGGGCGGTTCCAATCAGTGGCGCAGACTGCCACGGCTGCGGGTTTTGCTATTTCCGCTGCTGGCGTACTGACCCTGATTGGGATCAAAAAGGCGATCGACGTCTCGGTGGAGTACGAACGCCAAGTCCGAGCAACCGCAACACAGGTTGATGGGTTCTCCGGAAACCTGCAACAACTGGGTGACATTGGTCGGCGTGTTGCCAAAGACATCGCCGTACCATTTGAGCAGATCCAACCGGCGCTGTTCGACGTGTTCTCGTCGATGGATGTCACCGTTGGTGAAGCTGAGAAACTGCTACGCTCATTCTCCAAGGCCGCAGTTGCCGGTCAAACCGACATTCAATCGGTGTCCCGGGCCACCATTGGTATCCTCAACGCCTTCCACTTGCCAGCCTCTGATGTCAATAAGATCTTGGACATCCAGTTCAAGCTGGTGCAAAAGGGTATTGGTACCTATGAAGAGTGGAACCAGCGCATTGGTCTGGTGACGCCGTCGGCTGTGCGTGCTGGGCAGTCTATTGAACAAATGACCGCTGCCTTGGCGGCCTCTACTCGTATGGGTATTTCAGCGGCCCGATCCTCGGCTGCGGTATCGCGGGCATTTGACGCGTTGTCCAACCCGGCTGCGGTCAAAGCGCTCAAGGCGTTGGGTGTTTCGGCCCAAGATGCGCAAGGGCACTTCCGGCCATTCAACGAAGTGCTGCGCGATTTTCGCACTGTGCTGCTGAAGATGCCGGAGAAGGATCGACTCAAGACGATCTTGGACGTGTTCAAGGGTGCCGGTGGCACCATCGAAGCTCGGCGATTCTTGCAGAACATCCTGCTTGGCGCCGGAAACCTGGAGATGTTCGACAGTATCCTCAAGGATACCCAAAACAGTGCCGGGGCGATGGAAAACGCCTACGGCATCATGTCCGATTCAGTGGCCGCCAAAACCCAGTTGCTCAAAAACCAGTGGAAGCTGCTCGAAGAAACCGTCGGCCGGGCACTCATTCCAGCGTTCACCACCCTGGTCGGTTGGTTTGTCAAGCTGGCCCAGTGGTTTAACAACCTGCCGGAATCGACCAAAAAGACCGTTGCCATGGCAGTCTTGCTGGCCGGTGTTTTCGGGGCTATAGCTGGACCGATCCTGCTCATTGTGGGCGCACTCGGGTCGTTTATCGCCGCTATCACTGTGGCTGGTACTGCCATGTTGGTGACGGTTGCTGCCCTGGCCTCGTTTGTGACCATCAGCGCAGCCTTCGTCGCGGGCATTGTGCTGATGTACAAGCACAGTGAGAACTTCCGCAACGGGCTGAAGATGTTCGCTATTCAGTTCCAGCGGGTCAAGGAAGCAGCGATGGACTTCGCGGTTTCCGTGTCAAGTGCGTACAAAAACCACTTGCAGGTTCCGCTGCACAACTTGGCTAACGTCATTGAGTCGAAGCTCATGCCCGCATTCTTGCAGTTCGAGCAGATGTTCTTTAACAAGATGCTGCCGAAGATGCGCGAAGCTGGGCGGATCATCGCTGACGTTCTCGGCCAGGCGTTCAAGTTCATCGGCTGGGTCATCGAAAACATCGTCATTCCGGCAATCAACAAAGCATCCGAGTGGTGGGAAAAGAACCACAAAACGCTGGAACCGTTCCTGGGTATCCTCGCTCAGGTGGCCAAGTGGCTAGCTATCGTCGCGGCCATCATCATTGGTGTGCTCGTCGTTGCGCTGGTCGGCCCGCTGATCGCAGCCATTCTGGCCGTGGTTGCAGTGGTCGCTGGCTTCATTGCCGCAATCACGTACATCACGAAGATTGTCGAAGCTGTTTGGGGCGGACTGAAGGCTTTCTGGGGTTGGCTGTCCTCGGCCTTTGTTACCGTCTGGAACGCAGTCAGCTCCGCTGTGGTGACCGCGTGGAACGCCATAGCCAGCTTCTTTGTCAGTATTTGGAACAGCATTGCTAGCTTCTTCGTAGGCATTTGGAATGCCATTACCGGGGCGCTGAGTTCCGCGCTGAACTTCATTGGCGGGTTGTGGACCAACTTCTGGAATGGTCCGATCAGTAAGGTCATGATCGCGGCTTGGGGTTTGATCGTCGATACCGTCAAGCTCGGCATTGCCGCCGTGCAATTCGTTTTGGAATGGGCACTGAAGGGCATCCAGGCATTCTGGAGCTGGGTGTGGGGTGGGCTTTCCAGCGAACTGTCGGCCATCTGGAGCGGCATCGCGTCGTTTGCAAGCTGGGTGTGGAACGGCATTCTTGGTGCGTTGAGCATGATCTGGAATGCTATTAAGAGCTTCGCCACCTGGGTGTTCAACGGAATTGCCGGAGCAATCTCTTCGGCCTGGAATGCCGTGTCCTCGTACGTGCGCTGGGTGTGGAATGGCATTACCGGCTTCTTGTCCAGCGCTTGGAACACCATTAAATCCATCGCCTCCGGCGTGTGGATGGCCGTGAAGAACGTCATCGGCGACCGGCTCAACGAAGCCTACAACACCGTCAAGGGCTGGGTCGGCCGAGTTCAGAGCTTCTTTTCCGGAGCCGCTGGCTGGCTCAAAGACGCCGGACACAAAATTGTCCAGGGTCTGATTGACGGCATCATGGAAATGATTGGCAAGTTGGACGCGGCGGTGAAGAAGCTGACGGGTATCATCAGCAGTCACCTGCCCGGCTCGCCGGTCAAAACTGGCCCACTAAAAATCCTCAACCGGGGCTATGCTGGCAAGCAGATCACCCGAATGATCGCCGATGGCATGGAAGCTGGCGTGCCGTACCTGATGGACCGCTCCGGTCGCGTGATGAGCAGCATTAACACCGGCTTCGATATGCAGGGTCAGCAGTTGTACGCCGGAAGCAACGCCGCTGGTGGACCACAAAAAGTGTTCAACATCCAACAAACCATTAACACTCGGGAGATCAGTCCGGTCCGGCAAGCAGCCGCATTGGGCTGGGAAGTGCAGACGAGGCTGTAATGGTCCTAGTAAATGACTTGACCTTCGTGCTCAATGACACCGGTGTGGTGCTCAACGATAGCTCCACCCTGCCCTTCGTCGATATCACTTCGGTGAAGGGTCTGAATTCTGCACCCTTTCGCACCACACAGCGTGACCATGAAGGTGACGATGGTGGGTACATGGATGCGGAATTTGAGAAAGGTCGAGACATTGTCCTGGAAGGGACCATTTATGCGGATACTTCCACGATCGAATCTTACCTGGATTCACTGAAGGGAAACTGGGCACCCAGCACTTCGTTGGTGCCGTTCTATTTCAAAGCTCCCGGTGTTGCCGAACGGTTGTTGTTTGTCAAACCGTTGGGTGTCAATTACGACTGGGACGTGTCTCGGCGACTTGGTATTTGTGATGTTCAGTTTTCCTGCTTTGCGGAAGATCCACGAATCTACACCAGTCAGTTGTTGACGACCTCAGCGGTGCACCTTGGGGCTACCGTCTTTGTTGGCTTCGCGTTTAGCTTTGGCTTCCCGTTGAGCTTTGGTGGTATTTCCACCACGACAGACCAGGTCACGATTGACGTAGACGGTAACCGCCCAACGCCGCCCGTGTTCACGATCACTGGTCCAGTGGATAATCCTCGAATCTTGAACGACACGACCAGCAGCGAAATGATTTTCTCCGGTATTTCGCTGTCGAACACAGACACGCTGACGGTAGATACGAAGAACAAAACCGTCGTGCTCAATGGTACGGCAAACCGGCGCAATACCCTGCAAGCTCCGACCTGGTTTTATTTGCAGCCAGGCACGAACAGTTTGCGTTTCCGGGCAACATCGTCTGACCCAACCGCCACGTTGGTGGCCCAGTATCGCGCAGCGTGGAGGTAATCAATGACTGAAGTGAACCCGCCAATTGGGTTGCAAAACGCTGGGTCAACCCACACGGCGGAAATGTTGCGCAACGCCTTGATCACCTTGTCAAGTGGTCCAGGTACGGCTTCCTCGTTGATCCCTCGGGGCGGGGTCAACTTGCTGTTCGGTGGCGGATTCAACGTCACGCAGAACGGCTCACCGAACATGTCGGTAAACGTGGCCAGCGGATTGGCACTTGTTCCGGGCTCAGAAGGAGCTAAGCAGGCTGGGTACTGGGTGCTCAATGATGCGACGAAGAACATCGCCATTGCCACCTCTAACCCGACCAACCCACGCATCGACGTGATCGCGCTGAAGGTGCAAGACACCTTCTACTCCGGCGTGACCGATGCCTGGTCAATTGTGGCGATTACTGGTACTGCTGCTGCGTCTCCGTCGCCGCCATCGTTGCCAAACAACGCCTTGAAGATTGCCCAAGTTGCCGTTGCCGCAAATGCCACATCCATCGTTACCGGTAATATCTCAGACTTTCGGCCAACGCTCACTGCCACTGGTGGCATCATGCGCGCGTTCGGTACCACCGAACGTGATGCACTTCCGGTGTATGGTGGCCTCGCTGTGTGGCGCACTGATGTCGCCGGTGGGTTGCTCCAAATTCACAACGGCACATCCTACGTGGATTACACACCGGCGTTTAGTGCCTTCGTTGGTGAGTCGCGTAACAACTCCACCAACACCACCTCGACCGGTACCGAAGCCATTGGTAGTACGGTCACCTGGACCGCAGTCACAAATGCTCGATACAAGGTGACCTGGCAAGGTTCGGTCCAGTCTACAGTCAGCGGTGACATTGGCCGTATTCGGATTCGTCACCAGTTGGGTTCTTCGCTGACCACTGCGGGTACGCAGGATGCCATTCGCACCTACGTCTCGACGTCCGGTGAAGGTAAGTCGAACGTCATGTTCGCCACGATCTCTGGCCTTACCGGCGGAAGCCAATACACCGCTGGTGGCACTATTCAGCGAATTACCGGTACTGGCACTAACCAAATCAACGGAAACGCTACTGACGAACAGTATACGCTCGTTGAGCGAATCGCTTAAAGTTAGGCTCACTAGATGGCCGTGACCCGTTACCTTTTTGGTGACCTTGCGACAAATGATGTTATCGCGGAAATTCCCCTGCAGAGCGTATCTTTCGATCGACAGCTCAATGACTGGGGCAACTTTCGGGGTACTCTTTATCTGAGTCAATCTGGACTACCGGACGATTTGGTGGTCCAAGCCACCACACCGGGCAAGAGTTTCGTCGTCGTCGAGCTTGATGATGTGCCGGTGTGGGACGGCATTGTGTGGACTCGGGTGTATGACAGTCAAGCTAAAGACATGAACTTGACCGCCCGAACCTACGAAGGATATATCGAAAAGCAATTCGTGGGAGACTTTACCCGAGTTGGCATCGAACAGCAACAGATCGTTGCCGATCTGCTCAATGATATGCAGGGAAACAGTTCCCGAGATATCGGTTTGGTCGTCCCGTCTACCTTCGGTACCACCGTCTCGCGGGATATCACCGTCCTGACCAACGATTTTAAAAATTATTTGGAAGTCATTGGCAGCATCGCTGATGGCGTCGATGGCTTTGATTGGACTATTGACACTGCGCGTGATCCGGTCTCGCAAGAGTATGTGCGTACTGTTCGGTTCGGTAATCCAGATCTGGGTATTACTGATGGAGCCCCGCTTTCCTTCGACTATCCGGGTAACGTAACAAACTATTGGCGAACCGACGGCATGACCAATGCGGCGACGAATTTGTTCCTGCTTGGCTCTGGCGAAGGTTCGGATATGCTGGTGGGTACCGCCACTCAGGATGACCTTATTACCAACGGTTTTAAACGTTACGACGTCTCGGTTTCGCGCAAGGACATCAATAACCAGGGACTACTGAATTCCATGGCGACACAGCTAGGCCAACAGCGTCGCCCGCCGTATACTACGATCAAGTTCAACGTCAAGGCTGACCTCGACCCTATCTTCGGCAGTTACGGGCTCGGCGACACCTGCACCATCGCGATTGTCGATCCTCGACACTCCGGTGGCTTCAGCAAGACCGCCCGGATCGTTGCCTGGTCTTACAGTCCAGAGTCGGATGATACGGTAGCCGAAGCTGAAATCGTTTTTGAAGGTGACGACCTCAATGAGTAAAGGAGTTGGCCGAGGCCGCTACAATACCGGCCCGGACGATCTATCAAAAATTATTGCCGATTACGAACGACGGCTACGAAACTTGGAAGCCGGTGGCCGTGCCGGAAACACCGCAATCGACTCAGGAACATTCTCGGTACGAAACGGCACCTTCCAGGTTGGTACCGGGTCAGTCCCAAACGTGTACTTCGGTCCGATCGACGGCTCGTCTGGTTGGCAATTCAAAAAAGATGATGGCACGCCGGTCTTCGGCTTGCAGGGCACACCAGGAAATCAGTACTGGGCGTTCTGGGATGATCAGGGCAACCCGATTTTCTCCGACGATACGGTTTCTGGGTTTGGTCTTGCCCATCCCTATCTGCCTGTTCCTTGCTACCCACACTACAACGGCACTGGGCCAAACCCATACATGACCACCACATCCGGCACCTTCACCGGTGCTTGGATTACTCGGCTGAAAGTCCAGCAACCATACGTGCAGTTCGTTTTGTTGTGTAAGTGCACCAACGATGGTACCACCACCGGAGAAATAACGCTTCGTGACAATAACAACGGCATTTCCTTGGATGCGGCGACGACGTTGGGAGTGAACTTCTTCGGGCGGGTAACCCTTGGTCCATACGCACTTGCCGGTAACTTCGTTATGCTAGACGAAGCAGAGTTCGAAGTTCAAATTCGCCGAACTGCGGGCACAGGCACAATTAGCGCGCTCATGCTGAACGCTTATCAGCACCAAAGCTAGGAGGAGCTATGGCTACTTCATCGCCTCCGGATCTGTTGAACTTCCGTAGCAGGTTTATGACCGAGACTGGATTGACCGATCCGGTAGAGGTCGGTATCGTTGGCGACCAGGCGCACGAAGAGCGTGGTGGCTACCATATTTCTGGTGACGGCATCAATGCAGCCGGGCGATTCTCAACTGATTACTCCACGAAACGTTCCCGCGATCACTTCCTGCCAAATCCCTACGCTTCTGCGCTTGACCTCGGTGACGATTGGCCCCGAGGTGGGCGAGATGCCTGGTTACGCTTCAATAACAATGTGCTCTGGGAAATCATGCACACCAGTAACATGCCGTCAATTCGAGCCATTAACGTCAGTACGAACGGCACCAACAAGAAGCGCTACGACCGGGCCAACGCTGACCAGGGTCTGATCAATTCTACGGATACTGTAACTATCCACACCCACCTTGAATTTTGGCGAGATACCGAAGGCACTGCGCAACGAGCAAATGACCTGAACCGTTTGATCGCGCACGTCAAAGTTGCTCGTGATGGTATTTCCATGGAAGAAGCACTCGGCAATCCACCCCCACCACCCGAACAGTTGATTGGAGACACAGACGTGATTTTCACAGTGACCGGTGTTCCAGCCGGAACCCAAGACATTACTGGCACCACAATTCCGGAGAACGGCCAATGCCTGGCTACTCCGGGCGGTGCGTTTAACCTGAATGGTAGTGAGTTCTTCTCACTTCCGGCCAGTGCGCAAGCGGTTCGCATCACAATGTCGTGGACCCGATTCTCCAAGCTTTGCTACGGCATGACCCAAGTTGCCCAGGTCAACCCACAGGTCATTGTTGATGCAGTGGTCAACGCGGTCCAGGCGTTGAACGTTGATTTGACTCCGGAAGACCTGACGGCAATTGCCAATGCGGCTGCTGGTGCTGTGCAAGCATCCACTGTCTCAGCTTTGCAAAGTGCCCCTGGTCAGGCAGCTCTTGTCCAGGCTGCGAACACGGCGGAGGACAGCTAATTGGACTAAGGAGGGACTCGGTGAGCCATGTTCCGTACCGTTGTCGCCTGTGGGTACATGCTCGTGTGGGGGATCGCGACAGTTGTCATTCTCATTAAAAACGGTACGGTCCCGCCAGAATATTGGACGCTCCCAGCAGTTGGTCTCGGTGGCCTCCTCGCAGCCTTGAACTCATTGAATAATCGAAAAAGCAAAAAATCTGAAGAAGACGAGGATGAACCGCCAGCTAAAGAGGGAGCTATAAAGGAGCCCGCATGACGTACATGGTGCAGACAATGTCGAACATGGTCGTCGGAGTTCTCCTTGGATACTTCTTGTGGCTAAGGTTGGAGGAGGCAGATGGTGCCGTATAGGAGAATTATTTCCTTTGCGAATAATCACGCGGTGCAAAACGCCGTTGGGCTGCTCCTCACTGCAATCGCTATCGTTTCGCTGATCATGTCCTGGTCCGCTTCGATCCAAGAGCACAAGCAAAGTGTTCGGGTACAAAGCTATGTGCAGTGTCAAGCAGACTGGACCAATTTTTTGTACCAATCGATCCAAGCCAATCGAGGCGCCGCCACCGATGCAAACAAAGCCTTGGACGAATTGATCAACACTATCTCAACTTCCACTTCTAGGGCTCAATCCGCCGCTGCGTTGGAGAAGTACAAGCAAGCCCGGGCACAGCAGGTCAAGTCACAGAATGACAATCCGCTACCCCCGGCGCCCAAAACAGTTTGTCAGTTGGAGGATTCATGAAACTCTTCGGACGTGACCCTGCTTTGTGGTTGGCGCTAGCAGCGTCACTCATCAGTGCTATTGGTGCATTTTGGGTGCACTTGAGTGTGGACCAGGAAGGCGCGCTCAATGGCGTTGTTGCCGCAGTTGTCGGCATCGCCGTGTGGGCTGCGACTCGTGATGGTGGTCCGGCACTCATTCTCGGTCTTGGTAAGGCATTGCTGGTGATGCTGGCAGCCTTCCACTTCAATCTTCCTACCGATAAGCAGGCAATCCTGATGACGTTGCTCAGTGCGGTTGTTGCTGCATTTGTGCGTACTCAGGTTGGCGCGCCGGTCCCGCCTCCGGCCGATACTGCTTCACCAGTTGTGGTTGTTGATAAGGCCACGACCTAAGGAGTAATCTGTGTCGACCGTTGTATCGCACACAGTTTCCAAAGCTGCGGAGGTTGACCTCATCATCCAACGCGGCGATGACTTGGCGCACATCATCGCGGTAGTAGACAGTACGGGGGTGCTCTTCCCAGTGACTGGCTACACCGCAACGTTTCAGGTTTATTCCAACTCTGACTTTGATGGAGTTGCGTTACTAACCCTGGACACCTCAGGTGGTGGCGTCACTGTGAATGGTGCAGCGGGACAATTTACGCTGGTCATGACAGACACTGCGACAAATGCCCTGGGTTGGTCAAACGGATATTACAAGTTCACCATGACCAGCCCAGGCGCAGTTTCCACCCGCATCATGCAAGGCGAGATTTCGGTCCTCTAGCCCACTAAGGGGGTTTACATGGTTAACGCACTGTACGAACTTGCACGCGAAAAATTCCTTGGTGGCGATTTGGACTGGGATGCGCAGACCTTTAAGGCTTCGCTGCTTCGGTTCACCGGTACCTCGGACACCGCGATTCGCCAGATCTCTAGCTCCACCAACGCTACGCCTATTGTGGTCACCACAGCGGTAGCCCACGGTTTCGCTACTGGTGACACGGTGTACATTTCTGACCACACCACCAACACTGCGGCAAACGGGCTGTTCAAAATTACCGCTGCCTCTGGTTCGGTGTTTTCGCTGACCCGTTACTACGACGGCACGAACGTGGTCGGCAACGGTGTGGGTGGTGCGACTGGCTACGCGGTCAACCTTGGTCAGTCCGGCGGTACCGTTGGTGACTTCTACGATGACGTCGATGGTGGCGCCAATGCGGTTGGTCTGTCTGCTGCGTTTACCACCAAAACCAAAGCCGCCGGTGTGGCCGATGCTGATGACGTGACATTCACGTCAGTGACTGGTTCTGCGGTCGAAGGCGTCGTTATTGTTCGCGATACCGGTACTGCCTCAACCTCGGAATTGGTGGCTTTGATCACCGGCAAGTTCCTCGGTGTGGTGGCTGCCGACGCTGCGTCTTCGGCGACCACGATCTGGGTGGATAAGCCACTTCCGGCTAACGTGGCATCGCAAACGGTGGTGTTCTCCAATGGAGTGTCGGCTTCTGCGGTAACCGGTACTGCCGGTCAGCGCAACCTTACTTGCACTGCCTTGGGTTCTGGTATTACTGCCGGAAACCAGGGGCTTATTGTGTTGTCTGGTTCTGGTCTTCCGGTGACGCCTAACGGCGGTAACATCGTGGTTGCTTTTGACTCGGGGCCGAACCGAATCTTCAAGTTGTAGGGGTGGGCCGTGGACCTTTATCTGGTTGAACCAGTTGGCCCATTTGCCATTGGTGCTAACGTTGCGTTTAGCAACTTCACCACCAAGCAGTCGGTCACACCTCTGCCTATCCCGTCGATTCCGGCGGGAAAGTTGCGTGCTGGCTCAATCGTCAAGATTGAGGCAGAAGGAGAATATTCCACCACTGGTACCCCAACCTTGGTGTGGGGTCTTTTCCTCGGCACGCATGATGGTACTCAAACAGCTCCAACAATCACCACGGACATCGCACTGTCCTCGGCGATTACCACCCCTTCGGCGGCGGCGGCATTTGACTGGCGCTTGGAATGGCGCGGTCGAGTCACGAAGACCGGCTCGTCTGGCACGATCGTGGGAAATGGCACCTTGGAACAAGGGTTAACCCTTACTACCCGTAGCTCATTTCCGATCCCGATTACCCAAGCGCTGCGTACGGTCACGATTAACACCACGCAGGCCAATGCCATTGGCGTATCGGCAACGTGGGGTACTGCCTCTGTCTCCAACACGATTACCACATATGATATTTCGGTGCTTATTTTGAACTAGGGGGCCACATGACCGCTGGATATCCGATTACCAAGGCAGACATGGATAATCGGATTGGAGCCCTGATCGTTGCATTGCGGGATGACTTCAATGCGATCATGCAGTTCAAGACTATGCTGCTTGACGACACCACAATTCTCCCTGACGCTACCCTCACGTCCATGGGTTACACCGCTGGCGAAATCACCCAAATCAGGTCGTCGTTTACCTCACTGAACAACTTGTACAACATCAGCAAGGCCAACGGAACACAGGCGACTAACAACGACTTCTGGTTTGATGCGAAGCACCTCGCTGGCTTGAACTATCACTAAGCGTTGAGGGGGAGGTAGTCAATGGTTCTGGCAATTGACGCCTCCTCTCCGACCGTTGTCACCCAAGCCACTGGCACAATTACTACTCTTAGCACTGGATCATTTACTCCACCAGATAACTCCGACCTGCTGATTATGTGGTCGGGTAACACCGTCGATCCGAACAACCCGGCTACCCCAACGATTACTGACAGCCTCGGGGTACCGCTGAGCTACACGCTCAAGCAGTGGATGAGTCACGCCGACTCACCAAACCCAAACGGTCAAACCGCGCTGTGGACGGCCCATGTGGTCACCGGCGCAGCTATGACCATTACCGTCACCTCCGGTGCAGCTTCGCCAAACCGGCACGCAGCACTAAAAGTCATCGTCTTTACTGGAGCTGACCAAGCAACCCCTTTTGGGGTAAGTGGCAAAGCTGGCTCGAAGTCTGCCGCATCTATTGCCCAAACCTACACGGCTACCCGTACCAACAGTTGGGGCTTTATTGCGGTAACTGACTGGACCGTCGTTGGGGTACCAACGGCTGGTTCGGGCATGACCCTGATCAACGCTGCTGGCGTTGGTGCCCCCGACATTGATTACGGTTTCTTCCGGCGCACCATTCAAGATGGTGTCAACGGTGGCACCACCACGCTCAACGTTTCGCTGCCCGGTACGAGCACCGACTTGACGTGGTGCTACATCGAGGTCTTGCCCGATCAGGGCCAAATTGCCCCAGCTCCACAACCGGCACCACTGCCGCCGTTTTTGCTGTACTACATTCTTGCGGCAAAGCAGCAAAAACTGCTGCTCGATAGCGCGAACGCGATCCCCGACCAAAACCTGACACTGTCTGGCATTGCCTCCGAAGAACGCTACGGCGAGGCGGTCCTCAACCCGGGCACAGTCAACGCACCAACTTTTGGTACCCAAACCGAAGAGCGCTTCGGTGCAGTTACGGTAACACCTGGTTCGGTCACCATTGCGGCCACCGGTATCGCCAGTGAAGAACGCGAAGGACAACCCAGCGTCTTTACTGCGGTGACTGTTTCAGCAACTGCAATTTCCTCCGCTGAAACAATCGGTGAGCCGCAAGCCCAGCCTGGCGCCGTTACTGTCTCGGCAACTGGTGTTGCAAGCGAACAGCTCCTGGGTGAGCCCAGTGTGGGATTCCCCTCCACTGGAGCGATCGCCTTTGACTCCAGTGGTTCTACCTCAATGACCGCTGGGGCAACTTCTTCGAGCATCAACATTTCCAGCGCTGCGGTCGGCGCGGACTGCTATGCCTGGATTGCCCTTGGTCCGGCACCAAGTGGCACAGTCACCATTACCGGCTGGACCGATGTGGTCACCCAGGTTGATGATGGCACCTCAGTGCACTATGCCTTGTTGCACCGAACCAAACAATCCGGTGACACGAGCTTTACCGTTTCTTGGACGAACTCGGCAAAAGGTACCTTGTCGTGGGCTTCGTGGACCGGCCTTGATACCACCACACCACACGAGGGTGCCAGCCTCACCACCAACGGCTCCACTTCACGCACAGCAGTGCCAACCCCATCAGCAACCCCGACAGCAGCAAATCGGTGGGCTGCTGGGTTCTTTAGTGCTCGAACTTCCACCCCGGCGAATAAACCGATTACCTGGACGCCGGACGCTGCGCTGACCGAGCGCATCGATGTCGACAACAACCTTGCTGGTTCAGCACCCTGGATCGGCAACGAAATTGCCGACTCGAATACCGCAGTTACCCAGACCTCGCACAGTTACACCGGAACCCACAACGCGGCGGAAAGCCACGACGGTTCGGCAATTCTGTTCCTGATTCCTGGGGCAGGCGCAGCAACCCAAAACATCACTGCCAGCGGTATTCCTGGCGAAGAGCTTATTGGTGCTCCGGCGCTGAGCTCTTCGATTACAGTTACGCAGACTGGCATTGCCTCGGAAGAACGCACTGGTTCTGCGCAGGTCCAAAGCATCATCGCCGCCGCTGGTATTCAAAGCCAGGAGCGCGAAGGTGCGGCAACTGTAACCTCGGTTGCTACGATCCAGGGTACAGCAATTTCTTCGCAAGAGTCTTCTGGTCTTGCGAATGTTGCTGCTGGCGCTGTGACCGTACAAGCCACTGGTATCGCATCTGAAGAGCGTCATGGTCAAAGTTCGACAACGGTTGGCGCGGTTCAGATTTCGGCGACTGGGATCGCTTCGGGGCAAGCCGTAGGCGAACCAGCAGTTTCCAGTACCGCCACCATCCAAGCATCCGGAATCGCCAGCGCCGAAACTTCAGGGCTATCACAAACCTTCCTTACCCAAACCATCTCGGCCGCAAGCATTAGTCCCTCGGAGTCGTTCGGAAGTGCTCGTCTAGATCTTCAGCTTCAGGCATCGGCAGTACCGTCCGAGGAACGGTTCGGACAACCCGTAACAACGTTGTTCGTTTCGGCTTCGGGTATTCAATCGGAGGAGCGCCTAGGCTCTCCGGTGGTGCTACTGGCCCAGACGATTTCTGCAACATCAATTCAGTCTCAAGAGCGCGTTGGCGCTGCAACCGCCACTCCAGGGCCAGCAACGATTGCAGCTTCCGGGATTGCTTCTGAACAGCAGCTTGGTTCCGCGCAATCATTCGGGTCTGTAGTTGTATCCGCAACCTCAATAACTTCATTCGAAACATTTGGCGAACCTTCAATCATTATCGCTCAGAGTATTGTCGCCACTGGTATCGGGTCAGAGTCCGCTTCCGGCGTTGCTCAGGCGATTCCTGGGCCAACAACCGTCCAAGCTTCCGGCGTATCTTCTGCCGACGCCGTAGGTTTCGCGTCAGCATCCACAGCGTCCATCGTATCCGCAAGTTCAATAGTAACTGGCGAAACATTTGGTGAGCCCACCCTTTCGGTGATCACCGCAATAAACGCTTTTGGCATTCCTTCAGAAAACCAGCTCGGCGAACCGGCGATTGCAGCCATTGCAACAATCCAAGCTCGGGGTATAGTTTCTGAAACAGCGCTGGGGGCGGCGAACCTTGCACTACTGATTCGTGGTCATGGTATTCCGTCACAGGAGACATTTGGTAAACTCTCGATAACTGTTGGCGCTGTCACGATCAGCGCTTACGGGATTGTTTCCGGGGAGCGGCATGGCAGGATTACTGTCACCGCGATTCCGGTGGTTGCGCCGGAACCTGACACAAAGATTGAGCTGAAGCTTGGTCAGACCACGATCAAGGTGACCCTGGGCAATACCACGCTTCAGCTCAAGAATGCGTTGACGCGGATTCGGGTTGTTGGGGGTCAGTCGGTCATCGAGTTGACCGCAGACGACGTTACGGTTTCGGATTGATCTGGTTAACCAGGTCCATGAAGGCTGCGTTGTTCATGCCTTTGTGCCGTAGGCAAACCCGCAACGCATCCATCCCGTGTGGGAGCCCGGGTTTATAAAGGCCCAACCTTTTGATCTTGTCGTTGGTCCAGAACGACTTGCAGTCGGCTGGTAAATATTTCCCAACGATGGGGATGCCCTTGGTTTCTGCCCACAGCTCGATGACGCCGATGACCTTCATGCTGTGCAGTTCGGCCTTCATCAGGTTTGGTCGGTGTTTGAAATCTTCGTAGACAATTTCGCTGGGATAGGCTGATTCCAGCTCATCCCACACGGTTGACATTGATTGGGTGTTCGCCTGCCACGCTGTTGCCTGGTAGCTGACGTTCATTCGACAAAACCCGGTCGTTACTCCCGGATCGATCCCCAGTAGCATCTTCGTCCTCGTAAACATCGAAGGGTGCTTCGATTACGCGCTTTGCCCACCAAGCTGGCACCTTGATTGGTTGTTGCAAGTTCCACTGGTTGATCAGTCGTTCCAAGGCATTAGCGAGATAGGCGCGCGGATCTTGGGACATTTCAAGTTCTTGATCGGTGACTTGCATGGTGAGCACTTTTCTGCCTTCACGCAAAGCAATGATGTGTAGGTTTGGCTCTTCTCGCCACACGTCTACTCTCATTGTTGGTCCTTGTGCATGCGGTAGACCATGGTGTATTGGTACGACGCCACTTCGAGATCATCCTTGTTGTATACCAGGACAAGTGCGGTTGTTGTGCCAGGAAAGATTTGCGATGAGATCCGATGTCCTTCGATGATGTCAGTTTTCGTACCGTCAGCATCGTAGGTAACGGTAAGAATCATAGTTTACGCCTGACTTTCCAAGTATGAAATACGACGCACCAAGTCATTTAGGGCATTGTGCCACTGAAGGTGTGCGTCTACATCTTCGGGTTGGCAAAGGCCCAGGCATTTTTCACAAAGCCACAGGGTGAGTTGCGGGTTTTCTGCATCTTCATATGTGTGGTTGCTGAGAAGGTTCTTTCGATCCAACCGAATTTGAACAAGTGGCATTACAACCAACCCCTGGCATCTAGAGTTCGCCCAACCGTGAGGCGATGGTGGCATCTACTTCGAAGGGTACGTAGGTAGTAAATTCTTCGGCCGCCCTAACCATCTCGGTTCGCATAAGATCAATCGTTTCTTCCACGTGACGCTGATGACACTCAACGACAATAGCGTCGTGGATGGTGAGCCGCACCGTCGCAAGGCCCGCAAGCATTGGCTGCAACCGGATAAGTGCCGTAAGACAAATGTCCGAGGCAATGGACTGCGGCAGAAACGACAGAGCTTCGTTAAGTACATCGGCCTGATTCTTATCGGTGATCAGCCAGAACGAGCGCTTGCGGCCATACGGCGTTTTCAGATCGTGACCAGAGAGCACCTGGTGCTTGATGGAAGCTTGCCACTTCTTCACGTCTGGAATCAAGTTGTTGAAGTTTCGCATCAGGGTGGCAGCCTCCTCAACAGTGATGTTCACTGGAGGATTTTGCAGTTGCAACTCACGGGCAATGGAGGCCGCACCACGACCATACGCGTTACCATAGAAGATGGACTTCATGGCGACCCGGTTTTCCTTGCCCCAGTTGCCTACCCCGAAGATGTCGTTGCACAGTTCGGAGAAGAGGTCCCGGTTTGGGTCTGCAAAGATTTCTCGAAGATATTCGTCTCTTGCAAGAGTTGTAATAACTCGGCCTTCTGCTTGTTTGTAATCAAGCTGGATGAAACGATGGTCTTCACTGAGGACAACAAACTGGTTTCGAATGGGTTTGTTACGAACAACGTTTTGGAGATTGGGTTCTCGGGAAGCGAGACGCCCGGAGGTAGTTCCGTGGAGAAGATACGTTGTATAGACTTTGCCCTCTGTTGTAACTCGTTTAGCAAGGCCCTTAACATAGGTACCATACAACTTCGCCTCTCTACGGTGCTCCAAGAGCAAATCAGTGAAGGTCAAAACCTCACCGGACAGTTGTGCTCGCAGTTCCTTGAGCAGGTCAGCGTTGGTCGAAGGTAGGGTAATCGCGTGCCGAGCGTAGTAGTTGGTGACCTGCTGTGGAGACCTCGGGTTCAGGTCATACCCAATCAGGTCGGCGATGCGCGTTTCGATGTCACCGATTTTTACTTCGTACTCATGCGCAAGCTTTTCGTTGTACTCCAGGTCAAAACCGATCCCGGCAAGTTCGAGCTCAATAAGTGTATTTGCGGCGCTAACGGTAAAGTCGTGCTTACGACGGTCATCGTCAGAAAACTCGCCACTAAACAACTCGTATAGGGCCCACGTACAAACCACATCGTAAGCATTGTAGCGGTACAGTATTTGTCGGGGAATGTTTGCATATGAACCGCCACGCGGAACATATTGTTTGATCTCGGATTCATAGTCAGGTGCGCCTAGTCGCTCAATTGAGAGAACCTTGAGGCCCATATGGCCAGGACGTTCGTCAAGGGCGTAGGCGGCGAGCATGGTATCAAACCAAAGCTGTTGCTTACCCGCCACAGTGCGAAGTCCGGCAAGGTCAAATTTGCCATTGTGAGCAATGATGCGAGTTGATGAAAGAAGGTGCCGGAGCGCACTTCGAACTGATTCGTCGGCAAGTGCATTCTCCCCAATGACCACAGCGCGGTTGGGTGCAAATGCGATTCCCACACAGAGCAGATCGTACTCACTTGGGTGGACGAAAGCTTCATCCTTTTCAACACCGCACTCAATGTCAATGACGATACGGTCAAATCGAGTGCGCAGTTCGTTGAGGACTCCGATGGCAGCACCAGGATCGTCAAATACTCGGTAGATCGGTTCATGCCAATCATGGATTTTTTCGTCCTTGATCTTGCCGAAGTCGAAGACGAGGTCCGGGAAGCTGTCCGGTGAGCGCAGCGAATAAGCCGGGTGCCACGTGGGTATCACCCGCACGTTTTTATTGCGTACGTACGGCTTGGGTGGGCCAACGCGCATGCGTCGCATCGAGCCCCGCTCGTCGAGCACGCTGTGGGCGGCCACCTTGCCAACGGCCACGATCGTGTCGGCATTCGACGCGTCGATCTCCGCGTGCAGTCGTGGTGCGCAGGCGTCTCGGGCAGCTTTGGGTGGATCAGCATCGGCTTCTGGCCGACAAAGCACTGAGTTGGTGATCATGATGTTGTCGCGAAACAACCCATGATGGTTGAGCACTTGGTTGAGCAAATCTCCGGATGGTCCGGTGAAGGGAATGCCCCGAACGGATTCGTAGGCACCAGGAGCTTCACCTAGAACGATAATGCCGGAGGACGGGTGTGGGTTGAGCGTGGGTACGAAGCCGCCTTCATTGCGGTATGGACACTCTTCGCACTTGGCCAATGGGTGCTTGCGCTTGAATACCTCGTCGCCGTTTTCACTGTCTGGCGCAGACACATAATCCTCCTACATGCCAATAGCAGGACCACCAAATGTTATCCCAGCACGGTACTTTGGATCAGCAACGTGCCCATCGTTTTTACACATTTTGATGAGTTTGTTCTTGGCAATGTTTGGAGGAAAGCCCCGAGCGTCATGCTTAACAATGACAACTCGACCGCAGACCTGACAGGTTTGGGTTGGTTCGGTGCTCATGTGCACCCCATCTTGCAGTTGTCGCGATGTTCGGCGATGGCCTCGCCAAGTTGGTAGAGTGTTGCTGATTCATAGAATTCATTGGACGCGCCGCATGGCCAGGTGATTTCCCACCCTTGCCAATATGTGAAGCTCGATATCGTGGCGGTGTAGATGTCATTGCTCCGACGCGCAGGACTCGCAGTCTTCGAGGTGTTCTCTGAGGGCATTGGCCAGGTCCTCCAATGTCGGGGGTTCTCCACCCGTACGCCGCACGTGGAAGATGTTCACCCCCGGATCACCACACGGGAACTCTAGGATGATGATGTTCTTGAAGTTACCGCCGTACATTTTCGTGTGTTGAATTCTTTTCATCTCAGCTCTTCGGGGCAGGGACAACCTTGGCGTCCGGTACGACCATTTTGTCTGGATCTTGATTGATGCAACCAGTGCGGTGCACTGTTGGCGGTTTGCCATCGGGTCGAAATGCACCGCACACCGTACACTGATTGTCGGCGTGACCTTCGAATAACTCAGTCTTGCGTTTCATCACGTCTCCGACGTTGACTTAAACCCTGGCTTCTGTTCGACCCGAACCATGTTGTTGTTCAGGTAAAGAATCATCGCAACATTGGCAATGTCCGCCAACAGTTCGCTGGTACTTTTGGCTTCCCGAACCATCTCGATGGCGTGTTGCCAACGATCGACCCGAAGCTGTTCAAACTCTACAGTTAGAGCATTTAGGCCGTTGTCAACCACAACCCACCCACCAACAACAACATCTTGCTGAACATCCCGAGCCGGTGATGACGACCATTGTAGGCGTAGCGCTTCAGCAGACTCGAAAGTAGCGGCTCGTCACCCAGAACGACTTCCTCTGTGGCGTGCTGTTCGAGAAACGAGCAGCCGGTTGTTTCGGACAGGTTGTGCGTCACTTTCTTTACTCTCCCTCGTCTGGCACAAAAATCTCGACGGTATGACCGTAGCTGCGTCCATTGGTGAACAGCACGTCAACGGTCACATACACAGCATCAGGATGATCCTGGTACGCTGCGGCGATCTTTTCTGCAAAGAATTGGGCCATGTGCTCTTCGGGTATATCCGTGGCCTTGACTTGATGGGACATGAATTCGATGAGTTCATCTGGTTCTGGGCTGATGTCCGGCCCATGGATTTTTGCTTGGACAACGTAGTCGCTGTCCTTAACGTTGGCCCCCCAGTACGACATCTACGCTACACCCACTCGACGATATTTGCGTTGACCATGTACATCCATTTGATACACCATATTCCGTTGTGTCATTGTACCGAAGATGAGATCGGCACGCTTATAATCGAGTTGGAATACCCGCATAAGCTCAGCCCGTGGCACGCCGGAAAGATCATTGTTTCCGATGTAATCGTAGATCTTCATGATCAGTCGTTCGTCATAGGTTTTGCCGACGCCGTTAATGATTTCACTGGCGTACTCGCGCCACTTACGGCAGTAGTAAATGGCGTGCAGAATATCCAACTCTTCCACGATGATGCCCTCTTCCCGTTGTCGGGACGCAGCAAGCAACAACGCTGCCTTGAGGGTGGAGACAGTCAACCGAACGTAGACTGGCATCAGAAAGCCAAGCCCGGTGCTCTCGGCGGTCTCCATCATTTGTCGTTCAAAAACGTTGTACCGAGCCCAAGCCTCGGGGGTCAGGCTAGCTTCGAATTCGGTGGCGACCGTGCCCACAGTCTGGCCACCTTTTTTGATTTCCGTTTTGTTGTGGTAATGCAGGAACATGTCCATGAGTTCATTTTTCAACAGCTCTCTGGCGTCAAGGTTAATGTCTACAGATGGTGGTCGAGTAAGACGGATATCGTTGATGGTGGCGTCACCACTGATGAAGATGAACCGTGGCACGAAGCCACTCATCACATGCTCTTCAGTGAGCAACTGTTGAATTTTGTCTTTGATTCCGGCGGCGAAGATAATGAACCTCGGATCGCGTACCTCGATAACTTCCTTCCTGAGCACTCGCCGAATACTATCCCCATCGTAGAGTTTGGTCAGTTGCTCTACGAATCCGGCCATGTAGTCTTTGTGGGCAATAGCCTCCAACAGACCAGTGAACTCATCTTTAAGAAAGACTGAGGGCTCGCCCGGACGATCACTCAGGGCCGAAAGGATACCTTCCACCGAACCATCGGTGGCGAGATCAATTTCTGGGTTGATCTCGCGGGCCAGGTGCATCGCGGTACGCTGCGCAGTTGATTTTCGAGTCAACGTCGTGCCTGCTAGCAGCATGAACCACAAGTTCGGGAAGACCTTCTCGTGGGAGGTAGAGATGTACATGCTGCCTGCGAGTAACGACGATAGTATCACGAACGCCCCGGCTTGGTGGTACTGGGTAGGCGCGTCCGTCATTCCTTTAGCCCAGTTAATATAACGCTCTACGAATGTTTCCCGGCTTTGCACTTTGTGCACTTCTTGCTCAGAAAGCAACTCTGGTATCACGGTTTGGGTGCTGGCGATGAGTTGCATTTTTTCGATGTGCTTAACGAAAGCGCGGTTCACATCTTGCCACAGCGCCAGCTCATCTTTGCCGTCACGCTTGAACTTATTGCACGCCGAGGAATTCGCCACGACGAAGGTTTCTTCTTTGGTCAGGCCAGCCTCGATGCAGTACTGCATGAGTGACCACAGCGAGCCCGACCATTTACTTTCCAACGCATCACTATCGTCGGGGGGCTCGACGTAGTAGACGTTGTAGAACTTGTCGGACAGCGACTCACCATAGCGGTCAATAATTTCCTGGGCTGACTCACTTGGCAAGGTGTCCGGCAGTTCATTGGTGCGCTCCAAGAACTTCAGCGCTTTGACCGCTGGATAAATCTTGAAGTCAGCCGGTCGGTACACCCCGGGGGCACTGGAGATAACCGTGACAACCGGTGATTCACTGGCCTGTCCGTACTTGTAGTTCGGGGTGTACGGAATGCGCATCAAGTGCCCGGCGTCGTGACACATGTCCGCGCCTTGTTCCTTGTGCGCGTAGGCAATGCGAGTGTTGATGTCCTCGGCGACCGTGGGGGAAATCGGATCTTGCATAACCCAGTACGCTTGAAACCGCCCAGGAGAAGTCTGGGTCAAGACCGAAGGTGGCAGCTTCAAGTACTTCGGATCGCACTCATCCAGATCCGCATGGGCGAAGTTTGAGGTGATGATGTTTGAGCGAAGTCGGCGGTTTGGTTCTTTGTACAACGCGGTACCGAACCAGAAGTGTGCTTGGCGCTGTTGACTTTGTTGCTCGATGACGTCGAGCATGCCGTCCAAGTCACTGGGGTACAGGTACCACGTGTGGTGCACCTGACTACCATCGATGACGTCTTTGATGGCCATACAAAGAAAGCCTTCATTGACCCCAAACAGGTATTTGAAAAATGTTCGGCGCTGCTCCCGCGTCGTGGCGAGCAGATCGGTCATCGCCGAATTCGCCAAATCACACCCCCCTGTTTGAGCGAACAAAAAACCCGACCCTGGACCTGTCAATTTGATCCGAAGATCGCCCAGGGGCGGGTTCTTTGTTCTCCGTAAAAATTACGGAAGCATGGAGTTCGAGCTGCTCTTCACGGTGGTGCCATCCGCCTTGCGGTAGCCGGTCACCTTGAATCGATCCGGAAGCTCACGCTTGGCCTTCGTGTCGTAGCCCGCCAGCAACTTACGACCAATAACCACGAGTGACTTGCCCAGCAGTTCCTCATCGTCGGGCAGCTCCATCTCACCAGGCGTCACTTCGTAGCCCAACGCCTTGAGCAGCATAGCCAACGAGGAAAGCGTACCTTCCTTATCGGTTTCGAAGAGCATCACATTGGAGAAGACACTGTTGCCAGCGTACTTACCATCTTGCACCGTGAAGCGAAGATTCCAGAACGGCTTGCCCTCGTTCACGCCGCCCGGCTTCACCGTGGCGGTCTTCACATCGGTGATGTTACACAGGTAGGAGCCACTCGGAATAATTTCCCGAGCAGTCGATTCCGCTTCACTTTGGGTGAAGTTAACCTTGAGACCCATGATTCTCCCTGTTCTTGGTTAGCTCATTCCAGATCTTTTCCATCGTTGGATCTTCCATGGTCTGTGGAAGATTGTTCGATCTGTCTTTCGCTACAGTATCCTCTGTTTGACTGCACAACAGAACGCGTTTGTTCTCGCCGTCGATCTCCTTTGCGTAGAGGTAGACCACAATATCCAGGAAACCACTGACCTCATCGGCCAGCTTCCCCGAAAGGGAAGGCTTCCGTTTCATTGCGCCTGTACGCTGGTTTTTATCGGTTTTCACAAGGGCGGTGAATATCGTGTTCATTGGGAGGTCACGGAAGGCCCGGACGAATTTACGTGTTTGTTCGAGGTTAATGTTCCATTCACGCAAGCCTGGGACTTCAGCACTACGCTCTTCATATTCTTGAATGAGCTTGAGCATAATGCTGTCCATTGACATCTTTTGTACTTCAGTCAGAGAATCAACAATCAGGGTCGTAAAGTCATGTTTGCCATCAAAGAGGGCTTCGTAGACTTTTTGCATGTCTTGCCATGACTTGACCCGGACGGTCTCGACTTCCGGATAGATGTCCCGAAGGGTGAGCGTACCACCCTCCACGTCGATGAGCAAGGTGCGCCGCATCTGAGGTACGGCATCGGCTGAACCAGCTAGTCGAGTTTTACCAATCCCAGATTCGCCATAAACAAGCATGTTGACTCTGGGTTCAGCTTGACTTACCCGATAGATTGGAAGTTCAGCGATTTTGGGTAGACTCATCTAGACTCCGAATTTATCAGGATTTCAAGGCACAATTATCCTAAGGTAATTTGGAGTCTACTCATACCGGAAGGCGCCGTCAAGGTCAAGCCATGGCGACAATTCGGACATCAATCAGTGTTTATGTTCGCAGCCCAGTCGCTGATTCGACCACGCTGCGTGAGGCCAATTCATCGAGCACGTGACGGGCGAGTATCCCGTAGGCGCGCGATAGTTTGCTCATCACACTCTTGGCAAATTTTCAGCTCGACATCAGCAATTGCTGCCCACATGGTGGCCTGGTCAATATACCACCGGTTGTCTGCGACGTTGGCCTTGAACTGCAAGTCCTCCAGGCCCAACTTGTCGATGACCACTTGCGAGTTACTGTCCAGGACATTGCGTCGACCATTGAGAATTTCGCGAGTCACCCGTTCTCGGGTAGCGTCCCGAGCTGCATATGCCTTATCGCGGGACTGGTCCGCGAGGCGGGCATAATGGCGCATCCATCGAATGGCAGTGACTGCCTCAGAGGTCAGCTTCATCCTGGGTGAACTGCCGCAGATCGTACTCGCCCATCCAGTCACACAGGGCGATGAAGTTGTCCAGGTGCAGTCGCTTGGGCTCGATGCCTTCGACCTCATAGGACCGAACCATGGTGGCCAGGCTCGACGGTGAGATGCCCGCGCGGGTAGCCACCTTGTTCCAGGTCAGCCGACGCTGGCGACGCACTGAGTCGAGCTTCTTGTAGAAAGCTGCAAAATCGATTATTCGTGCCATTTTAATCTTCCTCGATGATGTACTTGGATATGTCAGTTTTGTTCATTGCGGTCATCAATCGGGCCAGCGTGTGGACGGTCACGTCATTGATCTTACCGCTGACCATTTTCGACATCGACGTCGGTGCCACGCCAATGCGGATACACGCCCGAAAGCGAGAAATCCGCCGACGCTTGCAATCGGCTACGAAGTCGGCGATGAGGGCTTCGGTGTCGAATCGGATTTGTCGCTGGTGTCGTCCTTCGGCCGAATCACTTCGGACGCTTCGTTCAACACCAGAGCCATTGCTGAGCGCAGATCGTTCCATGCCTTCTTCAGCTCCGCTTTTTCTTTGTCATCCAGCATCTTTATCTCCTGCAATTGGAAAGTGATTGGACATTGACCCGCTCGGTGGGACTTTGCCTGCTGAAGTACCGACGCCAATGAGCGTCAGGATATCGGTCAGCGTCATGTCCCGCTTACACATGGTGCACACCAGCTTTTCGGTACCATCGGCAAGGTTGCGCAACAGCGTATACATCGCGCCGACGCCGAGAACTTTGGTTTGTGGATCGTGAATTTTTGCATCGCAGATGTATTGGCGATAGGTGACTTCCCTAATGGCCATACGGTTCGGTCTCCCATTGGTAGACCCACAGCGTGTTTGCTGGGTTGAGTTGATAGGTTGGTGTCTCGTTGACGAGTTTGACCTTCTTGCCTTTGGCAAGTCGTTTGATGCCCCGTAGAATCTTCTCCTGCTCGTCTTCGCTGAGTTCGTTCCAGGGGCGCAGATGTCCGGCTTCAAGGATGTACATCATTTAATTCGCTGACTTTTCGGTAGAGGGTTGCTCGTCGTAGTAGTTTCGTTCCTTCTTTTCAAAGAGACTATCGAGTGTGTATTGGTAATCTTCCCCCTGATTCTTACCAATACAAGGCTGACGGTACAGACATGTTTGGCACGAAAAACGTCCAGGCTGCGGGTAGATCTTTGGTTGACCAATAATATCCGACGCTTCCAGAAAGATATTACGGCCCACTTCCGCACATTCGTGATCGTTCTTATGGATCTGGTGGCGTTGGTGGAATTTGGGTCCCTCGCGTTTGAGCCAACCGAGGTAGTCATCGTAGCAACCTTCAGCGTAGGCCAGGGCGTCATGTTCGGCGACGAAGCGTCGGTAGATTTCTGGGGTTGTCATCAGGGTTTTACTGGTGCTGAACCGTCGGCCTTTGTACAACCGGGTAAGCTCATCGGGTGTTGTAGGATATGCTTTCTTAATTTCAACGTAAACGAATCCGACCACAGGCATGCCAAGCAGTCGCAACGCCCAAACGTAGCTGGCAATCTGGTCGTCAAGTGTAAGAAACGAAGACTCGGAATCCTCGTCCATGATGCGGCTGGTGGTTTTCCAGTCATAGATCCACAGCCTACCCAAATCATCCTGGGCCAACATGTCCAGCCGTCCACCGTAGGTAACCGGCAGACCACTCCACCCAACGTAACCACGTTGCCAATTTTTCGGTTCGCCTTTGGGATCGTGATGGCGCATCCATTTGCGCCAACACTCATCACACGTACAGCGCAGTACTTCACCAGTGTCCGGATTGGTGATCGGGATTTCGAAGGGGACCTCAACCTCAATGGGCGTGAAGCCCACATCGGTAATTGGGGAAACCTGTTCGGTGTAGTACCGAAGCATGTTCAACCCGAGCTTGATGCGGTCTCGGTATTCGTCGAGAATGACGGTTTCTGGTTCGCCGTTGAGTTTGGTGTAGTTGCGTAGTTGCTCTTCGCAGACATTCTTGAACCGCACCAAGGCCAAACCCTGCTTGACAATATTGTCCTGGTGCCAAGTCCGTGGATCGTAGTAGTACTCCATGGCAGCGTGAAATGCTACCCCGAATTCTAGCGGTGCTGGGGTTACTCGCGGGTAGTACTTGTCGATGTAGGCCCAGTGCCAACGTCGACGACAGGAGCGGAACGATTTACGAACGGAGGTGTGCAAACTATGGACAAGTTTCGCGTCGATGTACTCTTGGATATCCACAGTATTCTGTCCACCCCAACAATCAGGAAGAAGTCGGCCATTAATTTACCTCAAGCATAGCTGTTAACTTCTGATCGAGGTAGTCATAATATCGATTCTCAAGTTCTTCGTGATCTACGGAGTTTTCGTACTCTTCTTCCTGGACAAGCATTGCTTGGTACTTATTCGCTTCGATGTCGAGTACGATGAGCTTGACATCTTTCGAGGACAGCGTCGTGAGTCGGTACCTCTTGCGCGTCATCAGTCCTCTTCCAGGTACCCCTGGTCGATCATCTTCCAGTATAACGCATAAACCTCGTCGCGGTTGAACCGCGCATGCCCACCCTCAGTCGAGGTCACATTCACGCCGTGCCGAGCGAACTTGTCATCTTTGACCCATCGCTCAATGGTGCGTTGATTCACCCGAAAGATCTCAGCAACCCGCTCAGTAGTGAGCACCGTGTCATCAGACTGGGACATCGATGATCTCCCAAGTGGCGGTTTTGGTCGGGAGATTGTAACAAAGCTCCCCGAGTGAGATCTTATCAGCTTCGTAATCCGCCTTATCGACTTCGAGTGCAGCTTCGATAGTGGTGACGTTATTTGCTGCATAGCAGTTCTCGGCATAATCCGGTTCGTAATCGTAGACGATCGTCTCGACCACCCGAATCCGTTTGGGCATCTAGTCTCCCCTTGGTCATTGAGGTACCTTCCAAATTCCGGTTTTCCACTTTTCGTCAAGTTTGGCAGATTTGCTGGCGAGCTGACAGCCAATATGGTTACGCAAGATAGGAATGAATCGGGTGAAATGTAGGAGTGCGCAGAGCAGACTAAGGCTCCAGACGATGAACTTCTTCAGGAACATCTCGCAGCTCCTTGAATGTTTCAAAGATTACTTGGACAGTTTCGCACATACCGACCTTGCCACATCCGCGACAGTACGAACTAAACGTACCCTTATCGTTTGGTACCAAGGTAAAGGAGTGTAGTCGCAGTACCGCCGTGAGTACTTTCTCGAATTTACACTTCGGCGCAGCCTGGCGAAGACGGTAATCTTCATACAGCTCACGCGCCCATTCCGGAAACTCAGAGTTCGTCACAACTACATACCGGCTTCTTACACTGGGGATCGAAGCGACAACCAGGTGCCTTTAGACCAAAGCACACCTGACAATAATCCCCGGGCACGTGTTCGTGTTTTTGAGTGTCAGTATTCATTCCAGTCTTCATCGTCATAGTCGTAGTTGACTTCTTCAGTACCATCTTCGATGTCCACATCGTCACCGATTAACTTCCTGATCCACGACCACTTCAGGTTGATTTTTTGGATTCGCTTTGCGTCGATGGTTCCTCGGGAAATGATGTCGATGATGTGGACCGCATTCTTCTGCCCGATCCGGTGGCATCGGTCCTCGGCTTGCTCATTGAGCGAAGCAGACCACGATCGATCAATGAAGACCACAGTGCTCGACGCCGTGAGGGTGATGCCGACGCCACCTGCCGCAATAGTACCAGCAAAGACTTGTAATCCGCCGCCTTGGAATTGCTCGATGATTCGGGCTCGTTCGTCCGGCGGTGTCGCCCCGATGAAGATGCCACTTGGAATCCCCTCTCTTTCCAAGCGCTTGGCCAACAACTTGATTACCTGTGAGAACTGGCTAAAGACGACAATCTGCTGCGGTGTGGAGCGTATGATCTCCATGACCGCATCGAGCTTGCTCGATGGTTCAGTCAGTCGGACTTCCAGGTATTCAACTTCTTTGAAGAAGAACTCGGGGTATTCTCCGTTTTCGTCGGCCTTGAGGTGTCCTGCTTGAATCGCCTCGTACATGTTCTCCGAGGTGACCTTGATCTTCTTGCGCTTGCGGATCATTTCGGCTTCGCCGTAGGAGTCCGAGAACTGTTGCAAGCGGGTGAGCTGAGCAACAATCGCCGGGGCTGGCACGGCTTCGTCTTCATGCTCGCCAATGTAGGCCAGCATGTCTTTTTTCATTTGGTCGTAGATGCGCTTTTGCTTGGGGTCGAGATCGACAACTCTCTCCGAACGATACTTCTCTGGAAGATCCTGAAGGACATCTTCCTTACGCCGCCGGATGTAGAAGCCGCGCATCTCATCTTGGAGTTTCTCAACATTACGAACTCCACAGACCACCCGGTAACCGTCTTCATCCACGTACATGACGTGTTCGTTGTAGTACTTCCAGTAAGATTGCCAGTATGTCGGATATAGCCAGTTAAGGATTGACCAAAGATCATCCGGTTTATCGAACGCGGGGGTACCAGATAGCCCCGTCTTATAAAAAGTATCGAGTTGTTTGAAGGCTTCAGTCTGCTTCGCCTTACGGTTCTGCAACGCATGACATTCATCTCCAATGATATGATACCACTGGATGTCGCGCAACTCCGGCATAAGCCGGACTGCTTGCCAGTGCATCACGAACACGTCGGCTTCATCAGCGTACATGTCGTAGATGAAGTGCTTGCGATTTTTTGGGTTCAGGGTAGTGACCCGCAGGTCGGTTTGCCGCTTGAACTCTTTTTCCCAGGAGGAGAAAATTCCAAGATACGTAACGACGAGTGTTTTTGGATTTTTCCGAATGTTCGGTTGCTTGATCCGACGACGCCGATCCAGCTCGACGGCTTGCAGGGTTTTACCCAAACCCATTTGGTCGCCGAGCAAGACCGAGCGTTTGTCGATGAAGTAATCGACTGAATATTTCTGGAATTCAAAGAGTTCAAGCGGCTGGGTCATAGGCTATGCCCCGAGCTTCATCTTAGCGATGATCTCCGGATCGTCTTTGCGATGCCGCGGAGCGTCTGGATCACCATCACCGTGATTACGTCGCCACACTTGCCAATCGCTAGCAAGATCTCGAATATCGGCCACATATTCGGGGTCCATACCAAGTCGCTCGGCTTCATCTGCATAGGCGTTCAATGCAACTGGAGCCGCAGGATCAGCCGCACCCATCACGAGATAAGGCCAATCTGGTACAGTGCCGTCACGGCGCAACACCAAATATTTGCCACCTTCGAATCCTGGGGTCTTACTGAACAATCGTGACATCATCGCCCCCGTTGCATCGAACGGGCCACATCGGCGTCAATCGCAGCGCGTACTTCCTCAGTACGGTCAGCAATCGGGCGGTACTGCTTGCGGTGTGGGCGAACCTCGGGAAGTGTGCCGTCCGGGTTCACGTCGAACACCCACTCCGTGCTAAACCACGGGCAGCGTTCGTTTTCGCAGCGGGCCGAATATGACTTACCGTCACGTCGAGCTTCTACGAGCTTGACGCTTCCGAGTTGTTCGCACTTGGGGCAGCGTCGTCTTGTATCGAAGCTGGTGTCCAAACCTCATCACCCTCACGGTAGGCACATACGTGGAGGATTCGCCCACCGAAGGCGACAGTATCCACGTATTCAAAGTGATACGGAATCGTTTCGCCGGGTTCATAGGTTCGGATGATGTGCACGGTTTCAGGCACGTTTTCGTCATGATGCGCGAATAACAGGATGCTGACGTCGAAGTTGGTTGAGTACGCGAGTGCCTTCAGGATCGGACCGCGCAGATGAACGATGGTCTCTTCGTCGTCCTGGTTAATCACGACGTGTCGAATTGCTCTGCCCACGTTCTAGCATCTCCACTCGATGTTTGAGTTTTTCTACTTCGCGAACCAACCGATTGATCCGGTCATTTTCGCGTTGTGCTTTGGTGATCGGAACCATCCGACCGGTGATGAAGTTACGCTCATGCTGCTGCTGCCACAACTCTTCGTCGGGTGCACCACTGAGCAGATAGACCGAATGATTATGTCGACTGCCCCGCATCAGCAGGGTGAGGCAGTCCATGGTAATGAGATGACCAATTTCGGCATGGACGGTACCGATGGAAAGTTCCAGGGCTTGGGCAATGTCGATCAGCCGTCCGCGCCAGATATCGATGGTAACTGGTGGATGTCCAGGGCCAAGGTATTCGTGTGCCCAAACCTTCTCGTGGCCCTTGTCCATGAATGCATAGATGGCGCTGATTCGCTGGAAGCGATCAATCATTTGGCTTCTTTACGCTTCTACCCCATACGATGTAGTACAAGGTAGTTCGTGGGATACCGGTAAGCTCGGCTAACTCCACCATTGTTCGCTGTTTCTTCAGCAGTGGAATAAGCTCTCGAAGCGTGGCTTTTGCTGACTCATAGTCACGCCATTTTTCCCCGGCCTGGCGAAGTGCCACCTCCCGATCGTCCATTGGGTCTCCTCGTGGCTGTCGATATCCGACAGTCTAGCAGGAGCAAGACCCGCGATCAAGAGCGAGGATCAGCGTCGTAGTAATCGTCGGTGTAAGCGACGCCATACAGTTGGTTACCCGTTGTGGTTTCATCAATGGGTTCACCACACGCGCATACGGTCTTGCCGAAATTCTCACCGATGCGATTGTGCACATGCGAAGGTTTGTGTTGGTGAAGTTCTTCCTTGCGTTGCGGACGGACGCGCTTGACCAAGGTTTCCGGGTGTTCCATCGCATGTTGGATACGCTCTTGTACTTCCGGCGGTATTGCAGGTGGTGCCTTTTCGCCGTAGTAACACGGAAAGCAGGTCGCGGCCTGGATCTTGTTGTCTTCGTCCCAGTGCAAATGCATACCACGTTGCTCGGCCGAATCGAGGTGGTCTTGGTAGGACCAGCCACACTGGGAGCACCGAAGCATTCGTATTGCCTGTTCCAGCTCTTCGTCAGTTGCCATGATCAACTCACTTTCCGTTACTTGAGACGAGCTTACCCCGGAAGCCAGTAACTTCCGGGGTAAACATCGCTATTCCGTGGCGCTGAAGCTCACCGGAGGAACGACAAACGACGCCTCATCGTCGTCGTCTTCCGGCTGGGGCGGCGTGACGTCATCCACCGGAATCTGGAAAGACGGCAGGTCTTCGTTCTTACGCAACGAAAGCTGCTTGACTTCCTGACCCGTGATGTACTTGTTCCACGCCTTGATGAACAGGCCCAAGTGGTGCCAGGCCGTCCGGTTTTGCGTACCGGGCTTATTGGTGTGCGTACGCAGCACCTGCCGAGCATCGGTTTCCGGAAGGTTCGCCCCAACGATGATGCCTTCGATGAAATCGACCACAGCGGGGTCGTCCTCACCGATCAGATCGTAGAGCTTGTACACGCCAGCCGCCGCCGCAGAGGCATTGAGCCGACACGCCCGCCACATGAGCTGAGCCTTGGCGCTCGCCAATTGCAGCACATCGCCGGTAAGGCGATCCGCGTCAAAAGGCTTCATGATGTAGCTGTCAATCTCGGCATTGGAAACCTTGGAGGTCAATGCACGACGCGGGTATTCGTCATAAATGAGCACCAGACGCGCGGCAGTACCAACCCGATTGCGGTTACCAAACCCTCGACGGGACACCACATCGCCAAACGTGCGACGCAGCCCATTGTCGATCGCCGAGAAGTTCTCCGGCGGCATGCCGACGCTGACCTGCATCTCACATGGAATTCCAGAAGTGACAATCGCGGTGAGTCGGTGCTGGCCATCCTGAAGGATAGCTTCAGTATCCAACGCGATACCCTGGTGGGTGTAGTGCCAGTTACCCGACTCGATGGTGTTGACCCAACGCTGCACTTCCGGCTGACGAATCGGCCGGTTGTTCTTGTTGAGGTCAAGCAGTGCGCTTGCCCATTCCGGCGTGATCAGTACCCGTTCGAATGTCTTCGGCACCGGGTACGGACTGACCAGTTGCTGCAACGTGACCCGAGCCTGACCAGAAGCCTTGGCCAACGAATCGGCGTACTTCTGAGCCTTGTCCAGGTCCTGCTGGTTTTTCTCGCGAACCACCTTGAGGCGCGATTGGCGGTCCTCTTCCTTCAGACGAGCCCACTCCTGCTCAGCCTCGGAAAACCCGATCTCATCGAGCTTCTGCATCACCCGCTTGGCAGCGTTGACGTCCGAAGGTGTCAGGTGAATCGCCACGCCCTTTTCCGGACGGGTCGGATTCCAGATGGTCGGCTCCCCATTACGGGTGAACGTCACCGACCAGCCCATGGCACGGGCTCGTTTCGTGATTTCACTGGCAAAGGTTTGACGAGTTGCCATGGTTTCTCCATTTTGGGTGGAGACTTATCGCCTTACTGGTTGACGATTTCGCCCCCGAACTTGACGACCCTGGACATCCATGCCAGAGCCTCCTCCTCGCAGTACTCCCGCTGCTCGTCTTCGTTCATCTCTTCCCAATCTGCGGGCGTTTCGATGAACTTTTCCTTCGCAGCCACCGGATTGATAAACAACCGGATCTTGGGCATCATCTTCCTTTCGGCCGAAATTAGTGATGCGTGCCCCGACCTGGAATCGAACCAGGAACACCTACGCCTAAAGGCCAACGGGATTGGTTACCCGCCGTGCTCTGCCATTGAGCTATCGGGGCGACCTTGCTAAACGGCTTTCCAGTCGGTGACTTCGTACTTGCCGTAACCCTGCGAGCGCGAAGCGCCGATACCCTGCTGCTCCCCGGTGAGCCACAGCAGGGCCCACTCTTTGTCGGAGAAGTCGTAGTCGGTGGTCACGTGGAATTCCAGCACCGCGTTTTCCACGTACTCTTCGTACTGGATGCCAGAACCCCGGAAGGTGTGCACGAAGCGCTGGTTGATCCCAGTGGGCTCACCCTTGACCGGCTCGTTGAGGTAGATGCGCGTCTCGGGCACGAACACGTGCTCAGCGAAGAACGACAATGTGCCCTTGCGGGTCGGACCCCAACGCTCCTTGGGCCAACGCACATTCGCCGCTTCCTTGATGGCGGCCTTGGCCTGGCGACCCTCGATGTACAGGCCGTTTTTGGGATCACGCTTGAACCCGTTGAGGTGCTTGTTCATGTTGACGATCTTGGTGGCTTCGTTGATGTCCACGCCCTTGTCGAGCATGACCTCAGCGACCATTTCGCGGATGACGTCTTCCTTGTCCACGCCAAGCTTGGTCTTGAGCCAACCTTCGGCAACCTTCGGGTCAGACGGGGTACCACCGGCGATGACCGGGACCGTCAACTGGATGCGGAAGTTGTACGGGTACGCGGTCGGGCGGTACTGTTCGAAGACAGATGCCACAGTGGGCTGTCCTTTCTGGATACGGTCAATCAGTTCTTGGTTTGGTGCTGGTGGATTTGGATCGACCCGATTGAACCAAACCTCCTCAACAACAGGTTTCGTCGTTGTTTTGCGTTTTGGCTTCGGCTTTTCCTCGATCTCAGGTTCCACTGTTTCGAGTTCGGGATCGACAGCTCGGCTGGACCGATTGCTGCGCGTCCTGGCGGTGACGAATTCCACCATGTGGTGGCGCCTTTCTATTGGTTTGTCAGACGTTCATCCGGCTCGGGAAAAGCGTGGTGCCGGTCGTCTTGGCGGACCCGAGCTGAACGAGTTTTGGGCGATGTGCGCTTCGCCTCTTTTGTTTCCTTTGCCAGCGAAGCATCCGAGATTGACATCCACATCTGGGCAAGACGCTGCTCATCGTAAATGTCAGCAACCGTCTTGGTCGGATCGTCGTCCAACCGTCGGGCCAGCACATTCAAAAACGCCGCTTGCATGGCGTTTTGATCGGCTCGCTTCTGGTAGGAATCTGCCACAAAGTGCAGATCTTTCGCGGTCATTTGAGACAGTCGCTTGCGCAGCCCGTCAGCGGTCACGTGCACCATAGCGAAGAATCCGCCGAGTGCTTCGTTGTCGCCTTCGCTGAACTTTTTGGCTGCCTCGTTGAAAGCCATCCGATTTGCGTTGCGCCGCACATGCGTGCGCAGTGAGGCGTCTCGGCGATTGATCGCTGTTCGCACAACTTCTTTGGCTTGGAACAAAAGCCAACCGATGAGCAGGTCTTTGTCAGTTTCTGTCAGTTTGCGCACGATTTCAGCGGCGATGTTGGCTGAGTTGTAAGCACCTTCAGCCGTGTATTCATCGATCATTCGCCGCATTTCGAGGGCGTAGTTGCGATAGTAGATAGGTTCGTCTGCGGCCATGTTGCAGAGCCTTTCGTGGACAATATTACCCAGGCAAGCCCAACCAGACCGGTGTGGGACATGTGACCATATGGTCTACATCGATGATGTTCGATAATTACAGGAGACTCAGGCCACAGCAATTGCAGTCACAGCGGCACTCCAGCACGATGGTCCGCGCAGATCGGCGCTGCTGATATGCTATGTCATCAGCGTCCCAGTGCACAAGACCATGGGAACAAACCCGCAGAAGGTGTCCGTTTTGCCACCTTAACGGTGCGTTTACTAGGGGATGTGTGGAAGGATGGTGGATTACACATCCACGACCCCCACATTCGGTCGGATAGTGCACGTTGTTGAGGACTTGACCCTCGACATTAATCAGGAACCGATTATCACCCAAGTACACCGGATACTTGTCGACTCGAACCCAGGTCTTGCCATTGTAGCGTTCGTGGTATCGTCCGCTTGGTTCAACCTGGAGACGAACTTGCCAACGTTCTGGTTGCTTTGGTGTCTCGTACTTCTCAATGAGCTGGCGAAAGTCGTCGGTGAGTTGCACCAACAGACTTCCCCGGGTTTCCTGGAGCTGCGTTGGGGTCGGATCGTTGTAAAGTCTTTGTAGCCTTTCCTGATGATCCTTCTTGTTGTGGGTTGACAAATGGGTCCGCTTTGGCATGGAGGATTGTTCCTTCGGGATGTCGATGCCAGCGGCCTTCACAGTAAGGGCACATCCAGTAGAGGATATGCGGTAGGACCGGCCGGATTCGAACTGGAACGGCAGTGTTGTATTTGTGGTTGCGGTGTGTAAAGACAAGCGAACGGTAGCACCAAGGACAAGTTTCCCGGAGGGTATTGTCCATTTCAACTGAACTCCTCAAAGCTTAAAGCCATGGCCTTACTCCTCCACATTTCCCGACGCGCTTTTCGGTACTCAGATTCGGCTAACCCACCACTACCATCGGGGTACGTCTCCCCCCGCCTGGGGCCATGGACATTTAGAAAGGGGCCGGGGCGCTGACACCCGGATCTTCCGCGTACTTAGCTCGGCGCCAAGCCATTCCGGAAACGGTGCTCTATTTCATCGGGGAGTTAACCGCATTTGGCAACGTCCGAATCAGCTTTTGAGCTACTCCCAGTGACCCGCCTGGGACTCGAACCCAGAACACGCGGATTAAAAGTCCACAGCTCTGCCATTGAGCTAGCGGGTCATGTTGCAATCATGACAAATGCGATGAACAACGTGAGTGCGGCCAGAAAGATCCCAGCAATGGCTATGAGCATCGGTTCCACTTTGGACGGTCGGCGATGCGACCGAATCATGTGTGGCCGGTAATTGTCATGACTCACGACTTGTCCGCCTCACTTACGTGCTTGGTAGTACCTCAACCAACCTTTTTCCAAGTTCCGCACCGCTTCGTCTCAAAATCCTGACCCCTCTTCAGGGTCACTCGCAGATTCCCGCCACCAAAGTGGTTGTTGACAATCGATCCCAGATCCTGATTGGTACCTGACTTGTAGATTGCCCAATAACAGTTACTCGCAGCGCCAATGGTTTGATAGTTGCCGACCGGGAAGTCTTCGCCAACCGTCCACGTTCCATCGACAATGGTTGGTGGCGGCGGCGGTGGTGGTGGGGGAGGCGAGATGCTTTTTGTCGGAGACGGTGAAGGTGAAGGACTCGGTGATTGCGTTTGTAGTGGCGCCGCTGCCGCATGGGTAGCAGTAGGAGTCGGTGTTGGCTTGGCACTTGGTGCCATAAGGGCAACAACTGAGACAATGCCACAAAGTACCAGTAGTCCAACAGCAGCAATAATAACTAGAACCAACCACATGGGGAGCTTCTTCTTGGGTGCTGGCATACCTCCAAGATGTTGGTTGTCATATGAATAACTCATCGTATTGTCTTTCAGGTAGTTGGGTCAGTGTAGATTACCCAGTCCTTGGCAAGGATGTCCCACTGATTTGGAATCCACGGGAATGTTACATCTGGGCTGACGAGGTAAAGATAGGGTACTGTTAGCGGACCTTGCGGGTTGGCCAAACCAATTCGGCAACCCCGCTTTGTCCAACTTTCATGGTCGACGTTTCGGCGAACGAGGTGACCGTTGCGCATTTGCTGCAACGCCCACCCAAAGTCTCCGCCCGTAGTTACTGGTTGATTATCCACGAGCCTCGCGTAGGACTTGAACCCACAACCGCCGCATTACAAGTGCGGTGCTCTACCAATTGAGCTAGCAAGGCAAACCTACCCAATAGCCGAATAGCGGTTCAGGCAGCTTCCCCACGGAGGTTAGGGAAATCCGGCTATTGGGTAGGAGCATTTCTTACGCCTCGAACTTCACCCGGCGACGACGCAACACCATGACCAGGGCAATACCCAACCCAAGGGCGATTGCACCAGCACCAGCGTAGTAACCAGTGTTCGGGCCGGTCACCGGCAGGCCACCAGGCGTCGAGTGCGACACCGTAGGCACCGGAACAGACGTCGATGTGCTCGGCGAAGGCGAGGTGCAGTTCTTCGGCGCCGCCCACACGTGGTCAATCACATGCTTGATCAGCGTGCGCTTCGGGCCTTCCGTGGTGTAGTACGTGACCGTGGTCTTGCCCGATTCAGGCTTGACAGTCACGTCCACCGTGGAATTGGCGTCAACGACAACCTTACCGCCGTTGGCCTCAACCCCCGAAACGACGTATACCGCCTTGGCGCCGTAGGCATCGTTGGCCAGGCTGACCACTGTGGAACCGTCACACTTGTCAGTGAACACCGGCGGTTTCGGGCAAGCCTGCCGCGATGAGCCAGTGATGTCACCCTTGTTGCCGCCATGAGCGCGATCGGCGTTGAGCCAGTACTCGTTGCACAGCTTGTAGATCCAAGCCCATTCGAACTTCAGCTCGCCAACGGTGGAAGTTTCCCCGTTTTTGAACAGTGCCTTGATCCAGTTGGTTGTGTCAAGCTGGTTGGTGTTGGTCGGAGCAGTCCAACCCTGCCAGTTTGCCGGGGCCTCGAACACGCCATTGACCGAAAGTCCGGTCTTGACGTCCAGCGCACCGCTGAAGTTGCCCTTCATGCCATCGAGCATGACATGACCCATCGGCGAAGTTGTGCCAGTTGTCACGAAGTGCCCGTTGTCCCACAACTTGATGCTGTAGAGCCAGCCGGGAACGATGACGTCTTTCTTCGGACCACTGTCCACGAGGTGACACACTTCGTACTTGCGGGTGAAGGTGTCTTTCGCCCAGTTTCCGGCAGTGCCAGAATCGACCCGATCTGTGATCGTGACCGATCCGGTCTTGCAATCCGGCAGTTCTTGCGCGTTAGCGGTACCAATCAGTGACAGAGCACCAATTGTTCCGAGGACCGCCGCGCTGATTGCTGCGAGGGTACGCTTCACTTGGCTTCCTTTACGGAAAATGGATGAAATTATTTAGTTGTTAATCGTGGTCAGGAAGTTCTTCCAGTCTTGCCGCGTGAACGACAACATCGGACCCTGACGGTCTTTGGTGTCCCGAACGTAAACGGTGTCGTCAGCCTTGACCTCGACGCAGTTCATCGGTGAACGAGTGGACTTGCGCCAGTGGTACTTGACTTCCACGCATTCTCCTTCACCCATGCTGCGAGAACTCTTACGCCACATCGGTGGGCACCTCCTTGATGAAATCGGTATAATCCGGTGGCGGTTTGGGACCAATATAGAACAAGCATGAACAGTTGCTGTACGGGGTATGGCTATGTTCGCGAAAGTACTGTACCGTGCACTTACCCGTGCCCCCGTCCTTATGAGACGAGAACAAATGGTCGCAGTCACAGGTGTATTTCACCCGCTCGTCCGGTTTGGCCAAGCGTTTGCCCTGCCACATGCCGTATCGAACGAAGCCGAAACCTACCACTGTACCCGCGATAAGACCGAGATAGAACATGGTTGGTTGACTCATTTCTCAGTTTCATTTTGTGTTTTGGCTATCATGTGGTTCAGCCAACGTTTCTCGGCGTCGAGCTGACTGAAGCACTTACCCGAGTCATACCGGCCGCACGAGCAACGCGCTCTGTAGATGGGGGAAACATCGCCCACGTAGTCGAATTCATCCAGTAGGAGTTCGTGCGTCGTGGCCATATTGGGTGACCAATCGAAGATGGTATTCGCGTTCCTCGGTAGCACGTGCCTGGGAGGTTAGCGGGTCACTGAGCCAACCGCAAGCGCAGAGCTGGAAGTAATAGTAGCCAACCTTGAAACGCTTCATGACGTGGACGCGCAGGTGCTCGTGCCTGATAGTCCACATTTGCACCAGGTGCTCACGAAGATCATACGCCGCGTCGATCTTGCGCTCATGTTCGACACCTTGCCATGGGCACATGCATTCGGCGTAGTACGGTCCGTCTTCCTCGCCCCAGATTTCGTAGAGGTAATGCTCACGCTTGGACTCTTTGAGCAACCAGTAGTGGTCCAGGAGCTTTCCCTTATTTGGCATCTCGAACCGCCTTACTCTGGGCTCGATACGCCGCATCGGCATGTTCCCTGAATCGGTCGTGTGCGTGCTCAGTCTTGGACGAGATTGTGCACCAACCACATTCGCAAATGATCGCGAACTTGGTAGCGGTATCGTCCCAATCGCCGGACCAGGCATGGTGGTACTTGCCATGGAGTTTCCAAGCAAGCCCCATGTGGTACGCCATCATGCTGACCACTCCGGTGAAGGTCGGCTCTATGGCTTCCATCTTGCATCGGCAAATGGCCCGGTATCTCCCTTTGTCATGGAGAATTTGCTTTAAGTAGTGCGATTCACCATCTATGACAAGCCGGGTTTCGTTATGGTGATCCAGAAGTTTTCCCTTGTTGGGCATCGTTGGCTCGTTTCATGGGTTGTCATTATTGAGGGGTTCACCCGAAGGTGAACCCCTGTTTTTAGTGTCCGTCACAAGAGATTCTTCGGGATCTCGTGAGCCACACCGTTGGCGAAGCAGGACTCGAACCTGCAACACCGGCCGTGTGAAAGCCGTGCTCTACCACTTGAGCTATTCGCCATGGGGCGGAAGGATACGATCTTCCGCCTTTTATCTGTTGGTGACGTGGAGGCGTCTCCGCTGACCAGACAGGACTCGAACCTGTAGCCATCCGGTTAACGGCCGGAAGCTCTGCCAATTGAGCTACTGGTCAATTTCAGGTGAGCGAAGTGGGACTTGAACCCACGACCGAGGAATTATGAGTTCCCTGCTCTACCTGCTGAGCTATTCGCCCTATCTTGTTTGCACTATATCTGGGTCACTGCAACCACAATCACCCAAATCTGCGCCGAAATCAAGGATAATAATGGCGGCGAGAATGACGGTGATGACGCGTTGCCACCAGTTCATGCGCTGGAATGTTTGACCAATCACGTGACCCACCTCGGACTCGAACCGAGAACTCCCGACTTAAGAGGACGGTACTCTACCATTGAGTTAGCGGGTCGAAGCCGGTAGTCCCGAAAGGGAAATGGCTACGGGGGGAGCCCATCAGCTCCGGGACTACCGGGGTAACACGGCGACTGTCGCTGCTGATTCATGAGCGGAGCAACGAGAAAACTGCGCCTGCCGTAGATCTCCAAGGAAGTTCGATAGAACAACAAACGGCAACACAACACGACAATCGCCAGCTTACCCCAACAGTAGGACACCCCTGGAAGAGAACGAAACGTCGGCATCGTGCTCAAATGCCTACTGTTGGGTAGTACCCAAGGTGGGAGTCGAACCCACAAACACCAGATTTTGAATCTAGCGGCTTTGCCAGTTTGCCTACTCGGGTAGGGCGGTACTGAGCATCGGCAAGGGAATGGGACGCAGGACCGTATTAACCGACCAATCGAACTGAACGACCGAATTCTGCTGCGACTCACATTCGATCAAGTTCGCTCAATTGTTTGCTCAGTACCTCTGGGCGTTCCTAGAATTGCCCATTGTGCCCTCGGGAGGAATCGAACCTCCATCTCAGATTCCGTAGATCTGCGTCGTGTCCATTGGACCACGAAGGCTTGGCGGGAGCCGGGCCGTATCCTGACCCGGCCCCCTGTAGGTGAAGTAAGCAAAATCGGTGTTCAAGACCGATGCTGTATTTGCAGTACAGCTGCTTCAGCCCACCCCATGAGAAAAATTTGAGATCTACACCAGCGGCGTTTAACCAACATGCTCAATCATAATACCTGGCGGATTTCCGCTATCCCACCCCGCCATGAAGAGGCGAGGGCCAGATTTGAACTGGCGTTTCCAGAGTGTGTGGCTGTTGGACTCGACCTGGTGCTGGGGCTTTTTGTGGGATTCAGTCTCGGGCAAGAGTCTGAGACTGAGTGGGATGCCTAGCTGCAAGCCACTGCACCCCGGCATGAAGAGCCGGGGGGAAGAGTCGAACTTCCGACGGCTAGGATAATGGTCCCAGTTGACGATGATTTCGGGTGAACCCCTACTTTACTCAGTTTGAGTTTGTGCCCTCTCCCGAGGGAGTTTAGGTGGTGGGTGAGGTAGTACAAATCAGTCTACCATTGGTCTCTTACGAGACGGCCTCAGTTACCCCTGGCGACAAATCCAGGCCCACCCAAGTTTGTGGCGGCAGTGCTACCAGCTCAACACTCTATCTTGTACACCGGTTCGGCACTTTTATCTAGTGTTAGGCCACCAAAAAACTACTCGCCGAGCAAGTAGTCGAAGATCGCCTTGCCGACCGGAACCTCGACCACATCGGTCTGGTTGGCCTGCTCCCGAGCGTACTTCACGGCCTTGCCCAGCTTCTCCACCTTCTCGCGAAGCCGGTTGATGCGCTGCTGCGACACCGCGCCGGAGTACTTCACCGTGGACCAGGTACCGACGATCACGTCCTCGAAGTACATCTCCACCTGCGCCGGATGCCGATCGGTTGCCTCGGCCTTGACGTGGTTTCGCGGAACCTTCTTGGTTCGGGTGGTCTTGATCGGATCGGTGGCGTACGCGGCGGTTGTCTCGTCGTAGTGCCAGTCCTCGGTCGGGTCAAGCACCGGAATGGCCTTGATGATCGCGGCCAAGTCGTTGATCTGCTTTTCCAGGAACAGCAGGTACGTGACCGGCGCATTCTTGACCAGTGTGGTGCCGTCAACCACCACATCGGCAAGTGCCCGAGTGTTGGTGGCGTCCTTGGCGAAGGTCACATCGAAGAGCTTGACCATTTCGTTACGGACGTCGTTGAGCACGTCTTCGGCGCGAACCTGCAACTTCGTGGATTCGGCCGGGAGCTGATCGCCGTCGTCATCCTTGGGCGTGTAGTTGCGCGAGATGCCCGCAAGAGGCTCCTTCTTCTGGAGCGTCTTGTAGAACTTGTTGGTCTCGGTGTAGGTGGACGTCTTGACGCCCTTCTCTACGGCCAAGATCTGGTTGAGCTTTGGCATTTTGAGGTTTATCCCTTGTTAGTTTGAATGGTGCAAAGAGCATGGGCATGACGATACTATGGAGTTCCGTCGACTGACTTTTGCTTAAGTAGATCATGCCCAAGTGGCGGGGCTGGGAGTCGAACCCAGATCGTACGGCTTATGAGGCCGCCAGCATACCATTAGCCCACCCCGCAGTGAACCCTAATCCCGTGCACAAGACTAGGGTCAGAGGTAGCAGTTTTCTGGGTAACCCACTACATAAACCCTTCGGACCAACTATCCCGCCTATTTCCGAGTACCCCGGATGCGTCATCAAGTTGGTCAGGAAGTCTAATACCGGATGTCTTTCCGGAGTTGGTCGTTCTCATAGATCAATTCAAGCATCAACTTGCGGGTGTTAATCCCGCGCTTGCGGTACCGGTTGCATGTCCTGCACAGGATCTGCACCTTGTGCATGTGCTTGCGGAAGTTTTTGTAGGTGTAGTCAAGCACGCTACGGGCTTCTTTGATCTCGGTGACGAAGTCTTCCTTCACCGACAAGTACATCTTATCGGTGTCGTCAAGTGGATTTGGTACGTGTCCACACCACTCGCACTTGCCACCTCGATCTTCCAACACTTCCGATTTGCGTTGCTGGCGGCGTAGGAAGTTCGCTTGCTTAGCATACTCTAACCGACACGGCTGACACTGACCTTTGTAGTAGGGCAGTCGTTTGTTGCAATCGTAACAAAGTTTGACCGGCTCGTTGTTCATCAGCACGAAGGTGCCGTCTTCGTTTTCTACCCGAGGAAGACCAGTTGCGTCTGATTCGTTGCTCTTGAATTCGATGCGCCGCTTGTACCAGAACTTCTTGGGCTGTTCCTGCTTCGGCCGGTCTTCGATTTCTTGGAGCAATTCCAGCATCGCGTCGTAGTCTTCGCGAACTTCCGGGTGGTTGTGCATGGGATTGAAGTAAGGGGTGCCGTCCGCTTCGTTAACCACTTCAGGCACCCCCTACAACTATGCACAGCCTTCGGGTATTACTCCCGGCTCTGTGCGGCTAGCTTCGGCACAACGGTGAGGTCTCCTCTGTCAAGCTACCACCCGCTGTGCTATAGACACCAGCACCGAAGTGCTGACAGAACGGTGTCTCTGGTTCCACCCTTTCGGCGTGGTCAGGGGGACAAACCTAACCACATTGCCGGGCGCAGGGGCAACCATGAAGCCCTACCCGCTTAAGTGGCCGTCTTCTCATGACACTCGCGACGGCCAGGCGAGCTGGTACCGTATGACCAAACCGGAAAAACGCCATACGAGTCACTACCAGTAGTAGTATTTGGAACGGTTCCGAGCCTGGTAGTTAGCAATCTCCAAGTCGGTGTCACCGTTAGCAGTGTAGTCCTTGACAATCAACCGTCCACGATCACGCACCCTCACTCGTTCCGGGTTGTGCCAGGTGTGGTCGATGTACCATTTCGGTGGCGCCATTTCCCAGAAGTGTCGCTCATCGACAGCATGCCAGTAGCAGGAAGTAAATCGGCGACGGTAGTGGGCTTGTCCCTTGAACAGTTCACCGGGCAACGTGCAGGGCTTGCGCCCAACACTGCAACTCCAGTGATGGACTGGACGGTAGTTATCAGACCGCATCCAGTAGGGCAGGTCTTTGTCGGTTCTCGACATGACGTAAGTTCCTCTCTCGGAAACCTATGTCATGGCAATCACCTCTTTCGTCACGTCGGGTAAGGCGGGATTCGTGTCTCTGGCTGGGTCGGAAAGTCAAAAAGGCAGTCGCCGTTGTCCGCTTTTGTTCGACTGCAAAAGAGCCGTCATGGTTTTGGGACGACTCGAATAAATCAAGATTCAGTAAACCATTCAGTTCTCAAGAAACCGCGACTTTCGGTAAGAGATGGTCCCTGCATCGCGCGGGGAGTCCCTGACCCGTCGTGCTAGTACCCACCCTAGCTCGGCTGACGAAGGTCGTCAACCCTGTTGATCGAGTGGATCGATCGTGTCTGGTATGTCCGTTTTGTCTGAGTCATCGGGGGTGGGCACAGTCAATATTTACTTGCAGTGCTCGTCGTTAGGCACAACAAATACCGATGACGATGTGGTCACGTCAGTGTTAGCACCACGCGATGTTACGTATACGCCATTGTGACCGTAACAGGTGAACTCCACGTTTCGGAATCCGTTTGACATCCGAATAACTTGCGTGCGGGTGCCATCCACGACACTAGAGCTGGTCGGCTCAGGTGCGTCTGTATGAGTCTGCCCGCATGCGGCGATTGACGCAATTGCGCACAGCCCAACGATGGCCGCCGCAATGCGGCCCTTGTATTGATAAATCATGAGACATCTTCCTGCCAGGTTAAGTTTCCATCGACTCGTTTACAGATGTATTTCACCTTGAACCCAAGTGCGCTCTTGGTGACTTTCTGGCCTTCGGTGGCGCACGGTTGTCCAGGTTCCACTCGTGGTTGATTCGGGTCACTTGGTGGTGGTGCTTCATCCTTTGCCGGATTTTTGCACCCAACCAAACTTAGCAGAAGTGCCATAACGGCCAGGAACCTGCGCATCGTCCATCCTTAGGACACGAACACCAACAACTTGGTACCAGGCACCAGTCGGCGATTGACCGAGGTGGACTGCACGAACACATCGAAGTCAGGATTGTCGCTCGGCTTGACCCGAGTGTGCTCATCCCGAAGATTCAACATGTTGCGCGCTTCCGCACCAGCGTAGAACCGACCAGTCTTCTTGTTGCGAATGATGATTTCCTTCTGCGGCTGAATCTTCTCCGACTTGGAAAGCTGGTAGTAGGCACAACCCTGAACATAGTTGTAGCCCTTGGATTCCACGAAGTCGCGAATGGTCAAAAAGTCATTGTCCTTGATCTCGAAGCGCTCGTACTCACCCCGAGGAATGACCTTCAGACCGGCCGCTTTGACCGTTTCCTTGTTGAGCACATCCGGCGCCGTGGAGAACAGGTTCTTCGTGCCACGCACCCCAGCAGCCCGCTGGTTGTAGTAGTGACTCACCGAAGCGGTGACCACATCTTGAGCCTTGGCCAGCCCTGCTTCGTTGGTCTCCCACACGGTGATGTTTTCGGCTGGGAACCCGTAACTTTGCGCGAAGTTTCGGCCACGCTCATCTGGCACCATGACGCCGACGGTCCAGTTTTCCGGCAACGATTCGAGCTTGTCGCGCAACCTACTGGTGCTGACGTTGAAGCTGCGGTTTTCCTCGCCATCGGTGATGACGTAGAGCAAGAAGGCGTGGTCGCCGTACAGTTGGGCGGTCTTTTCCAGATCGACGACAGCCTGGTAGGTGGCATCCCGAAGTGCGGTGTTGCCATCGGCGAAATACACGTCTTTGAGCGACGGTAGACGCAACGCATCCTTGTCGTAGGTTACGTTTTTCACGAAGTCGTTGAACATGTACAGCGAGATGCGGGTTTCCTGGTCCTTCTCGGTGGAGAGTCTGGCCAGGAATGCCACCAGCTCATCGCCTACCTTGATCACTTGGTTGGTCAGGTGCCTCATGGAAAGCGATCCGTCTACCACGAAACCAACGTGGTTGATGTAGTTAGTTACCTTCTTCGGGGTCTTCGGTGTACTCAGGCTCGTGCTCATTTCCCAGGTCTCCGTCTTTGATTCGGCAGTTGGCCAGCAGTGCGTGCACTTCTGCCTGTCGTTGGTGAAAAAGCATGCTGTCTTGGTGATGCTCATAGATCATGTCAAGGCGCGGAGAGATATCATCCTCTTCGAGGAATGCCTCAACGCGCTCTTTTTGGGCTCTGTCTAACGTGAGCTTTTCGCGGTTTGCTCGAATCAGATGCAATTCTGCTCGGCGAAAGTGTTCTCTACGAAGCATTGTCGTTCTTCTCCTTGGCTTCTTGCCAGGCCAAGTACATGCACTGCACAACAATCCATGGCCAAAGAACGACAATGTAGACAGCGTTGCGTTCGAGTCGTTCCTGACTGGCTACCGGCAGTTCACGCTTGAATCGATACCTTAAGGCAAAGAAACTCACGAGTCCATCGATTAAGTACATGGATAGCAAGACAAGAAAAGGGTTAGGATGCATGGGGTACCAGTTTCAGGGTTCCGCTTTCGGGTGGATAACACAGTTCAGGGATGTCCCAGTCCAGTTCCTTCAGTCGATGCAATGCCCGGTCAACCGCAGCCCTACCTTGACCTGACGGGGGAATGTCGGTAAAGGCGTTGTTCATCGCCTCGGTGAAACCTTTGTCATTGCGAATGAACGGCATGGTGTGGTACAACACCACGGCCATCGCCGCTCCAGTGATAGTCCAACGCGCCACAGGAGGCATGGTCTTTTTGTAGTCAGGGTTACCGGGCATTCCGACGTGAATGTGCTGTTCTGGGCAGTGAATGGTGCAGCCGCGCCGCATCCACTCTTCGATCTTTTTGCCTGGCTGAAGTTCCGGGGAAGTGCCGGTCATTCGGCCAAGCTCACGAATGACCTGGATCTGTTTGGTTTCTACGGCCAGCACCAACTGGGGAGTGGCCCGTTGCTTGTTTTTCTTGGTGATGATGACGCCCTTCATGTCCAGCACGCCAGCCATCCAGCCAAGTTGATGGATTGGGATACTCATGATTCTTGCTCCGCGTCCTCAACAGTAATGTCTAAGATCGTCCAACTTGTGCCGTCTGGATAACCGTCACTGAGGTAAATGCCATTGCCTACTTCATCGTTCCAAGCAACTTGCGCCGCGTCCTCATCACTCATGAGAAGAACAACACGTTTCATAGTGGCGCTCCTCGCCATTTCTTTGGTTCTTTGTGAAACGTCTCGTAGTACCAAGTTCGATACAGTGCGTAGAAGACGCCGCAACCCACGTGTCTACGGTAGTGATCGTAGGAATCCAGCGGCTTTTCGTACCATTTCATTTTTCGGTTTTGGTACTTGCTCATGCTGCCTTCACCACTGAATTGCGGTGATGGTGCATCATCTTGGTGCGAGCCGAATGAAAGTCATGCCCAGCGATGGCGAACGGCTTGTGATCTCCGCAGACGGACAGGCCGTTGATCACGTACTTGGCGTAGCCAACACCACCCGGCGCTGGGGGATGCTCAGCACACAGAACGCAGTGCAATATTGCCGCTTCGAGCATTCGTGGCTCTTCTAGGTCTTCCTCAATGAGCTTGGCGAGGTAGGCAGAAAGACTCATATGCTTTTGTCGAGCCACCTCTTCGGCTACTGCCCAGGTGGAAAGTTCGTCGTCTGGAATGTAGATGTTTTTAGCTGGCATGTCGTTGCCTCCATCGACGCAGCATTTGTCCAATTCGAGCACGGGATACCTGGAAAACTTCTGCGGTGTCACTGTCTCGGCGGTGTACTGCCCGAACTTTAGCAACGACCTCGTCTCGGGCATTGGTGTAGTGAGTTACTTGGCTTTGGGCCCAGTAGATCCGTTTAGTGAGCATGTCATATTCGTTTCTGGCCTGCTCGAAGAACTCTTCGTCGCTCATGAAAGATCACCCGGCTTATGCTCAAAGCCGTACTCGGCCTCGTACTCCGATGCGAGCAATCGCATATACGTGGCATGCTCAGTGCAATAATGCACCTCATCAAAAACTTCTGTCGCAGGATTGGCACAAGTGACCTTCGTTGGGTGACCAGCCATATGTTGATATTCGAAGTAATCACATTGCATCAAGGCCATCCTCATCTAACGATTTGATGAGTTCGCCATAATGCTCACGGCAATATGCCCCGTACTCAGTGATGAGTATTCCGGGTTGGGGACAGAACAATTCTACGGTCTGAGTAAACCCGGATACGACAGTCATTTCACCAGTTGATGTCCAACAACATCGAGGTGGTAGAATGGTGCGTTGGTCGTGTCGCTTACCCTTATTGTATTTGGTCATCTTGAATTTTCCGACATCTCTTGCAAACCTTACGACGAATCCAGCCCTTGCCGTTTTTCTGGGGCGGCGGTGTGGTAGCCACCGTATACCTGGTGCCCGGCTCGATGAGCTTCATGCACTTGGAACAGCGGTACCACACCTTCGCCCGATGCACCCGGTAGATCATGAGAGTTTACTCAGCCAGTCCATGACGTAGCCGAAACCAACAATGGCGGCAACGATCAAGATCATTGCGACAAGTGCTCCGATGATCCCGATCACTTCCCGGAACATCTCTTTCAGCTCTTCCATGTTAATCCACCAACGCCTTGAGTTTCAGCGCGTAGTACAACTCGCGCCGCGACTTCGTGTCGGTCTTCTTGTACAACTTGTTGATCCGCGTCGCCATCGTCTCCGGGGTGACATCGAAGTAATGGGCCAACTCCAACCGCGAAGTCTTGTGCGACGTGGCCCACAGCCGAGCAAGTTCCAGCTCGTTATCGGTCAAGTCGAACTCATGCAACTTCTCGTACTTGGCCATCTTCTCCAAGACCTCACGCATCAGTCGGCCAGCCTCCATACAGGCGACTACCCAATGCCGGTTGAGGTCTTGCAGCACTTTTTGGGCCGTCAACGTTGGCATGCCGACCGGTTTGAAATTGGCCTCCATCCGCAACGCCTCGTCCATCCGACGCACCGCATCCCAAGCCCGGACAATGATGTCCTCTTCGGCCTCTGGGTCAACGTCGTCGAGCTTAGTCGTCCCAGTTGTCATCTTCGTCGTCATCTTCGTCGGTGCTGTCGTGGTCGGTCGGGTCTTCCCAGGCGCTGTCATCATCGGCCAACTTCTCGTTTTCTGCGGCGTTTTGCTCGGCTTGCTGTGCTTGGTTGTCGGTCTTGGCGATCTGCTCGGCTAGCGCCTTGTCGTAGACCGCTTCTTCGTTGGTGGTCCAAGCGCGAACCAGATACAGCACCTTCTTGTCGACATCGACATGCATTTGCTCGATGTTGAACAGTTCGCCATCCTTGTCCGCGACACGAACAGTGAACTGGGCGAGATCGAGTTGCTGATCCATGGCGATGGCCATGAGCTGCTGAATGGTATCGAGCAGCGCAGCGATTGGCAAGGGGTGGGAGTTTTTCTCGTCACTCATGATTGTCCTCAATGGTTTAGGGAAAATAGCACATGGTGGTAAAGTTTTGTGAGCCTAACACTCAGCACCAGTGTGGGACCAGCGTGCCCACACTGGCACTCAATGCAGGGATCTGGCTAGAACTTCTCGTCCAGCTTCTCCTGCACGACGGTGGCGACAAGCTCGTTCATCGTGGAATCCACGGTGGGCTTGTTCGCACCCTCGCCAGCGTTGTTCATCAGATCGTGCTGCTTGCGCAGACCACCGGCGGAGTTGACGATGTCCGCAGTTTCGATCTTCTGCGGGTGACCCTTGGTCCGCGTGATGGTGTACCGAAGTGAGCCGTTGATGGCCTCAGTCACGAACGCGGGCATGAAGTCATCCATCGCCTCAACCACCTTGGTGTAGTCGATGTCCCCGAGAAGGTGCTCCGGGATCAACGACTTGACCAACTTCTCCAGGCCGTGCGCGTCGAGCTGGCCGATGTGGATGATCGCATCGAGCCGACCGGGACGCAACACACCCTTCTGCAAGGTGTTGATGTGGTTGGTGGTGAAACCAGCCACAACGGCGTGTCCCTTGTTCTGGGCACCATCGAGGGCATCGAGCAACCGGCTGATTTCCTCGTCTGTACCGCCCCGAGCCAAGGTGTCGATGTCTTCGAACCACACCACAGCAGGAGCGTAGATCTGCGCGGTCTTGAGCGTGTCGAACAGGTTGTCCTGCCCGGAGCGGCACAAGATGAACGTCCAACCGTTTTCCACGGCTTCCTTGGCCGTGAGGGTACCGGCCAGGGTCTTACCGGTACCGTAGGGACCCTCCAGCAGCACGGCACGCTTCAGCGGCAGACCGAGGCTCTTCTGCAACTGCGTGTACTTCAGCAGGCTCCACAGGTTGGTGTCGAGCTGGGTGAGCACCTCATCGCTGTAGATGACCTTCTTCGGGTCGATCTTGGACAAGTCCACGAAACCCGGATCGGCCGCACCGGTGATGGCCTGACCCTTGTAGATGCTGTGTTCCTGAAGTTCCTTCTCGACCACCTGGAAGAACGCATCGAGGTGACGGCGAAACTTCTTCGGCGCGTCCACTGCCAGCACGAAAAGAACACCCTTTTCGGGGTCCATGGTGGCACCCAACCCGAACGTGGCGTCGAAGGTGGGGAAGATGACCTCACCCCACGGCACCTGCGCGGTCTTGTGCACGCCCACGTCGATGGTACGCATCTGCGGGGGCCGTTCCGGAGAGAACAGTGTGGCCGGGCGATTCTTGCCGATGCCGACTGTTCCGAAGACCTTCTTCATCGCGGCCTGGAACGCGTGCGCGCCGTCGAGCGGCCGGTAGTTGAAGATCTTGGAGAACTCGTAGTGCTTCTCCTGGGCCAAGTGGTAGTTGCGCAGGTACTTGGCCGCCTCCATCACGTTGCCCTCGTAGGTGAGCGGCAGGGTGATCTTGTCGCCCTTGAACTCGATGCCGTCTTCGGTGTCGTGGGTCAGCTTGCCGATTTCCTCCAGGACAGCCATGGCAGCAAGCTTGAACGCCTCCTGCTCGGCGATCTTGGTCTTGGCCCGCTGCGCGTCGTTGACGACAAAGTCAACGAGTGCCCGGGGGTTTTTGCCGTTGTCAGCCATTCTCTTCCTCTGTTTCGTTGTTTTCCTCGGTCAGGTACATCTTGCGCAGTTCCGCCGCGATCTTGGCAAATGACCAGCGAAGCTCGTCGTTGGCCGCAACCGCTGAGGTGCCTGGAGCCACGTAGGGATCAGACGACGCCACGTCCAACCACTGCACCACCTCAGCGGGCAAGGTCATGGTGGCGTACTTGCCGTAGCGGACCGTCTCATACCTGGTGGTTTTCGGCAGGTTCACCCCGTTTTGCCGGGCCACCTCGCAAGCCACGCCAAGGCAGCAGTATCGCGTCTTGGTGTCACTCCAGGTCCACGGCTTGTACCACGTACTGGCTTTGGTCTCTCGGGCCAAACTGTTTTGGCCCTGCTTGTACTGACCGGACTCCAGGGCTTGCACCCAGAGCTGCATGTTTTCCTTGTTCACGAAGATTCCTTTGGTTACTTGGTGAAATGCATGATGATGTGGTAGCCGAAACTAGCGGCGATTGCCCCGCATGTGGCAGCAACGACGATGTCGATCAACCAACTCAAACTCTTGCTGCTAGGCCGAAGCGAGGAGATCGCCGCGCCCAAGAATCCCAAGAAAAAAACCAGGAGGAGGAAGATTTCGAGCGCATCCCAAAATCCCATGGCTACTTGCTCCTCTTCTTGCGCGCGTCTTGGGTCTTCTTCCAGTCACCGGGCAGGAACGTCTGCTCGAACGCATCAGCGATCTGCTTGAACGTCCACCCACCGGAATCGTTGAGGCTCGACGCAGTCGCCCAACCACGAGCAAACTCGTAGCTGTGCCCTTTTGCCTTGGGCAGATCCCGAACGTTCAGATCTGGATCGAGAGCATTAACGCCGTACCATTGCTGCACCACCTCGGGCAGCACTGAGGTGGAGTAGGCGTAGTTGTTATTGGCAGGCGCCTGGTAGCCAATGCTGGCATCCCTATCCACACCGCCGATCTTCACCTTCTCCAAGTTCAGGCCATCCTTGATGGCCACCTCGCAGGCGATGCCCAAGCAGCAGTAACGGTGCTGCTTCTTGCCGTTTACGTCTTGGTCGATGTAGTGCAGCATTCCGGTGCCCTGCTTGCGCCGTGTGGTGCGCAGCGCATGCACGAAGGAACGCATCCTGGTGCGTTGGGTTGCGGTGAGATTCATGGTTTACTCGGTTTCGGGGTTGTCGGTTTCGGAAAGGTCATGCGTTGACTCGTCGAGTTGGTAGGTCCGGCGAAACGCCTTGGCGATCTGAGCGAAGTTCCAGTCAGCCTGATCGTTGAGGGTGGCCGCTGACATCTTGAACTTCGGCGCGTCGTCGATGAGTTTGCCCATCTCCTGCTTGCCCCGCGTGCTACTGCCGTACTGCCTGGCCAAGTAGTAGTCGAGTTCTCCGGTTTCGAGGGCTTCCTTGCCACCGAAGTCAAGCGCCGGATTGTCCAGCTCCAGACCGTAGTACTGCTGGACCACATAGGGCAGCACTGATTCATCGTTGTTGTAGACCTTGGTGTCACCGTCGTAGGCGACGGTCAGGTTCAGGCCGTCTTTGATGGCAACTTCGCAGAGCACACCAAGGCAGCAGTACGCCTCTTGACGATTCTCGTCATCGCCGGACACTCGGCACAGCTTGCCTTTGGTCTGGGCGTACTGGCCAGATTCGAGTGCTTCTACGCCCTTGAGCAGACGTTGCTTGTTTACGGGCATGAGATTTTTCCTTCGGTTTAAAGATCTTCAGGATCGGGTACGCTATAGGTATGACGTTTCTTTTGTTGCTGGCCGTGATCTGCTTTGCTGTAGCAGTCGTGGCCCATTTCGTGCCCAAACTTGGGTTTCTACCTTGGATTGCCCTTGGCTTGTTCTTCTGGGCGTTGACCGCTTTCTTGCCCTCAGCCGGGTATCCCTTGCATTAGTGGTTGTCGGAAACGGACTGTGTGGGAATTGGTCCTGGGTTGTCGGACCGGGTTGTGGGGACGTTGCAAGTCTTGGGTAGTCGGGGTTGTGTGGGAGTGCAGGACCTGGGTAGTCGGGTTGGTCCGTGCAGACTCGGTGTGAATAGTCAGGAGGGGAGAATCGTCATGGATCGTCGGGCCGTGAGAGGGTAGCCTCGTCATGGACTGTCACTGATGTTGGGAGATGTGCTTACCAGCCGCTTTGAGTAGCATTTCCAACCGGTCAACCTTTTCGATTGACGTGAGCTTCTTCTCGACTGTCGCAGAATCCTCGCGCTTTGTCCTGGGTTTACGACAGTCGGGGCAGGTCTTGGGTAACCGCCCCTTCATCGCTGGACGATCCCAATGGACCTTGCATTTCTCGCACTGGAGGGTTTGCATAGCCGGTCAACCTAACATCATCTTCGGAAACATCCAGTGATTCGGTGAGTTTGGCCCACCGGTACAGAAGATAACCAGAAAGCCCCAACCAGTCAAACGCACTGGCAAAGCACACCCACACAGTGAGGGTCGGTTGGTGATACACCATGGCCCACACGGCGGCCAGGAAAAAGCACACAAACTGACCAACGCAGAGCCATAGTGCGGTAGCAAGTTTCATTAGTCGGTCAATTCCTGAAGTTGTTTGGTTCGATACCCAGCGAGCACCCAAGCTTCGCCAATTCGCTTCGATGGCCAAGCCTTATGCCGTCGACAGTAATACCAGTACCGATACCAAACCTCAAGGTTTTTGCGTCGTTGTCGTCTGCTGGTCATTTCTTACGATCCAAAGTGATCCAGCCCATGGTCACTGCCCCAGGCATAATTGGCCGTACACCCCCGTATTGGGTGTTGTACGGAATGTCTCGTACCTGAGGCAGCACCACGGGATCTAGCACAACCGGCTGATGCACGATCGGCACGAACGGCCGAGCCTGGTGCTTACGGCGGAAGAACTTCAGTCGATGACGGAGCGGCTGTTTGACCGCTGCATGCCGCGCTGGATAGGCCATGTTAAGCCCACTTTACTTGGGTCCGAAGTTCTTCAGCATGTTGGCGAATTCAGCGTCAACATCCTCGGGCTTACTTGCTGGGGCCGGTAGCGCGATCGTGAGGAATTCGACATCCTTTTCAAACCGCTCGGCCCAATGCTCGATGTCTTCCTGGACTTTTTCGGCTTGCATGAGATAGTCGAAAAGTCCTACGATGTACCAGCGGCCTTCGTGGAAGACGAACACTGCATAACAGTCCATGTTAGTCCCTGTTTTTCGTTGTAATTTTAGCATGGAGATAGGAAAAGGGGCAAGTCGAAACTTGCCCCTTAACCGATTTGTACCACATCAACATTGCATCACACGCTCGTCGAGCAACCAGTCGTGATTGGCGCCTGTGTCGAGCTTCGTCACCCACCATAGCACGCGGCTAGTCGGGCTTGCAACCGTCGATCAGGGGTGTACTGAGCTGGGAGGATGATGTCTAGTCGGGTCAAAACGGACAGTTCGGACATTGAAGGAAACTGGGCAATATTGACTGTTGGTTAGGGCGAAGACCGCCCGTCATAGTCTTCATGCGCCCGTTCGCACAGTTTCACCTTGCATCCTGATCCTCTGGCGCACCTGTTGTTGTTCGTGGACCAATGCATAGCCTCCCTCGGATTTACCCAGTACAGCGCATCTCGGTAGGCAGCCTTGAACAGAAACATCGGCTCCAGCCACTCCACGGCGGGACCGGAGTAGTAAATGCCATCCAGCACAAACTCGCCGTCGTAGAATCGTTGGAGTCCTTCGGTTTCGTCATGGGGCATGTCGTAATTGAGCGGGATGTCATCGAAATAGGGGCGTCGATAGGGACTGTCACCTCGCTTAGCCATGATGCTGCTCCTTGGCCAACCGCTTGAGATCTTCGCGGTTAAGCCTGATCCCATCGGCATCGCAAGCCGGGTACTCGTACTGCACCAGGTGTGGGCAGAAAGTGACCGCCTTGAGAATGCACGAGGCATGCCCATGGGTGGGCGAAGGGGTGATGCCTACCTCATCGGAGGCATAAAATCCCTCAATGAGGGCATACACCCGATCATCCCAATCCTTGGTCGTGGCGAAGCCTTCGCCGCACATTAAGCACAACTTGTTGACCTCGACAGCAATGGCGCGATCGTCCTGGACGCGCTTCCATTCGTTGAGCCGGGGGTAGAGCCCACCAACCCAGGGAATGGGGGCGAGCTTGCCTTTCAACCACCACAGTGGGCGCTTCCAACCGGCCGGATTCTCCATGGCCTGTTGGGCAAGTTTGGTGTTGTCCACGGTTTTCTCGTTTCATCGGTTTGAAAGATTTCAGTGTTGGAGTTGTTTGGGTGCGGTCAGTCCGAGGTTTCGGTAGAGCTGAGCATGATCTTCGGCCACCTGGTAGGCATTCCCCCAACTGGAGTAGGTGTTGACGTACTTGTACTCCAGGGTACCAAGATGGTTCAGCCGGGAAAGCTTCCACACTGCCCAGCGACCATTGACTTTGCGAATCCGAAACAGTCGGTGAAATGTGTGTTCCATGAGATCATTGATCCTCGAATTTGTCTACGGTAGTGAAATCGATGAAGCCCCCACGTTCGTAGAGAAAAGGCGAGCGACGTCGCGGAGAAAGGCTCTTCTTAGGCTCTTCTTCGACCTTCTTGAGCTTTTCTTCGAAGTTCTCCAACGGCAAGCCGAGCTGGTACTCCTGCTCCAATTGACGAACCTGGTTGGTCAATGCCTGCTGCTCTTTTGCGATGCGCCGCTTTTTCTGACTTCGCGTTTCGCCAAACAGAAACTTGTCCATCAGGCGAATAGAGTACTTGACCAGCCGCTCGCCGAAATACCCACCGAGAACCGCGCCAAGAGTGGCAGGCCACAGCAGCCCGGTAGCCAGGGCAAAACACTTGTACCCGCTGTCTGGGATAAGATGCGCCTTGTATCTGGCGTACTCTTCGAAGGTGTCGTAAGAACCGATGTATTGTCCAGTAGCCACAGATGTGTAGGTTTTGCGATGCGCATTATAGCTCATGCGCACCTTGATGCGTTTGACGTCTGCGTAGTTTTGAAAGATTTCCCACATGAGTCGGGTGATGATGAGGGCCATCGCGAAGTAGCCAACGATGGCTATGGTTTGAATGAAAATCATGATTGGCTCGCCTTATTTGGGTTGCGGGTTTTCCTTGGTCCACACCGGCGGCTCACTCTCACAGATGTACCACACCCCCTGGTATGCCCCGTCGGAACCTTCGTCGCCGTCACAGCGGAAACCGGGCTTGACGCAGATGCCACTTTTGGTTTCGCCGCCCGCAGCTTTGCACTTGTCGTAGGTGTCTTGGTCGTTGCCACTATCACCAAAACAGCCCGCTGCACTGGTGCCGAGGATAACGGCGCCACCAATGGTGAAGCTGAGCAAGAATTTTTGCCATTTGGTTTTCATGATTTCTCCCAGGAATTGGGGCAGGTCAACACGATGCAGCGTGTGGTTCGTTGATGAGCGGGGTGTCCACACGCGGCTGGTGTGGAAAACGGAGCGGGTCTGAGCGAGTTCACCCAGACCCGAGGAAATTGCCCACCGTTACTGAGCAGTTTGTCAAGTTCGGCAACTGTGTCACGAAACAACTTTGCTGTGGCAAAGTCTTCCTCAGTTGTGGTGTATTCGTTGCGCGCATCGTAGCGCTGGATCAACATTCGTAACTCGGCAACGAGCCGATTCGCGTCTTTCATCTGTTCTCCTTTGAGTATTGTGGTTGTCGGCTCGAAAGACACGGATTGTCAGTGGAGCGTGGTCAAGTCGTGGATTGTCAGGTGAATGTTGGAAGGTCTGGGATTGTCGGATCGAAGGGGAGGCTGTGGTCTGTCAGCAAGTCGGGTCGATCGGCAAGGTGCGGTCTTGTCGGACCTGGATGGGGCAACGCAGGCTCGTCTTGTCGGCAGAGGTGAGTTGCCGGTGTAGCTCGGGGTTGTCAGACGAGGCGAGGGAGAGTTGTCAACATCATCTGAGCATTTTGGGGTAACTCAGGATCGATTTTCAAATTCAAAAAACGAGACGTTTTCGAGTGTCGAATTTCGTCATCCCTTGTTACCCCAAACAAACATCGAACTGTCGGTTTCGCCTTGGTCAGTTTTGTCAGTTGTCGACTTGGGCAGATTCGTCAGTCTCGGTGGGACCCGTAGAGTTCAGGTTAGTCACAGTTCTTTCAGGCGAAGTTGCTCATTGACCTGCTTACGCAAGTGATCCAGCGTTCGCAAGAAATCGCGCAACTCCTGCTCTTTCATGGACATTAGCACCTTAGCCAAGGTGTTTTCGTCACTGGCCATGGTTGCCCGAAGTGCTTCGAATTGCAACCAGTCTTGCACGAAATCGGACATGTTTTGCTCTTTTCGTCAGCACGAGGCGGGCCTCGGGTCGTCGGTGTGGAAATGGGCTAGCCTTGTGTCGTCGGATTTGGAGGGTCTGGGTTCGTCAGATGTGGTGCCGGTAGGGCATGGTTGATGGGTCGGGTTGTCGCCGCGATTCGGGAGGAGAAGACCTTACGGGGGTCGGGTCGTCAGCAGATGACCGGTGTGGGCACTGTTTGGGCAGTCAGTTGACGACGAGTCGAGACGAGGATAGTCAGGCGTTCTGCCACGGAAAGACGTGCATTTCGGTGATCTGCTCGCGAAGCTCGACAGTTGCGAAGTACGACTGCTTTCCCTTGACTTCACGGACTGTCGGCACCCGCTTATCAGCAATTTCGCCCGCCTTCGTGTGGTGCTCACGATAGTAGTCCAACGCAGCCCAGCGGTTTTCGAGGATCATGAACGGCGTGTCGAACAACCAGGTGTCTTCGGGGTCGATGACTTGACGGGTACCGACCAGCACGTTGAACAATCCGTACTTGGTGGTGGTCTCGAACTTCGCCTCGCCCAGGCCGTACTTGGTTTCGTTTGATTTTGTCGGTTCGGGCACCAGCTCCACGCTATCGACCAGGAAACTGGCAATGCTGACGATCGGTACATCACCATCGTTGATGTAGAAGTTGTGCCGACCAGCGTTCACAGTGTAGTAGTCGGCTTGCACATCTTTGAAGGTCGAGCCAGCCAGCTTAGCATGCGCCTGGCTATAGTGGATTCGATAGGTTTTCACGGTTTGCTCTTTTCAGAAAGTGGGTTTGTTACTTGGCCATAACGCAAGCCCAACCATTGTCGGTTGAGCCGTACACGTACTCCCGCTTGCACTTCAGACTCACCGTGTCACCAGGCTTGACCAGTGACCCACGCGCGTCGTCCAGGCCGTACTTCGTGCCGTTGATGGTGAACACGTAGCGGGTGTACATCGAGCTGTCTGCGGCCACCTGGGAGCTACCAACCTGCGTGACCTTGCCAGTCACCTGGTAGTAGCGGTGATAGCTGCTCTTCCACGGGTACTCGCTCCAGAATGTGCCAAAGCCGACGAACAACGTCACGACCAACGCCATCACCGCAAAGCTGTACAGAAAGCCCTTGTCAGAGCTGTCGGTTTCTTTGCGGGCGTGAGCGAACAACCAGCCGGTCAGCGCACCAAGCGCGACAAAGAAGAAGATGCCGATCGGCACCGCAATGAGCGTGCCAAGTGACCAATTACTCGGAGTCATGATTTTCCAATCGTTTGAGGATTTCGTCATCCTGTTGGATGACTTGATACATTGTTTTGGCGAACGTCAGTTCGCTTTCCCATTTTTGGATCAGCTCTTGGACAAAGATGTCCGGATCGAACTTGGCCCGGCGGATATCGTCCGCATTGTCGACGATATCCGCAATGACGCCGCGAACCAGGGCAAGTCGCTCAAGATGCGTCATCATGGATATGCCCCAATTCGCGTCCAGCACGCAAGAAATCCGCACGTTCTGCTTCGGTCAAGTCCATTGGTTCGATCGGCTTGGGCTGATTGAACTTCGTCTTGCGGCGAGGTACCACTTCGTACAGGTTACCGACCTCATCCTTGATGACCAAGTCAGTCGGCGAAAAGTCCTCGCCTCGGGGCCTGATCACGGGGACTGGCTTTAATCCCAATGCATCGCGCTCCGGTGTGGACTCGTAGGTGATGTCCAACTGACCGTACCCAGGAAACCACACCGGGATGTAGATGACCTCGGAAAAATCCTGATCAACCATGAAATAGCTGACTTCATCGGTTGGGCACTTTTCCGGGGTGCCCAAATTCGCCCGTTGCAAAAGCTGTTGCTTCTGGTAGTCGGACATGAGTTGTGCCGGATCGTCGGTGTGGTGATGGGGCGCGCTTGGCTCGTCGGTTGTGTGGGCTGTGTTGCCTGGCTTTGCCGTGTCATTCATGATCTGCCTCGAAAAGTCAGAACCTGGGGATGGGAGGGTTTTGGGCTTGTCAGGTTAGGTGGTATTGGGCTGGATAGTCGGCTGTCCTGGAATGTACTGTCAGGCTGGCATGGTGGGGGGATGAAGTGTCACCAGGGCGGCTTCGATTCGTGGTGAACAGTCGCAAATGTCCGATTTGACCGTTACTGTGCGTGCCCATCTGCTACCCTACCAGCTACCGGGCAGATCGACAAGTCCCGCTAATCCTCGAAAATCTCGAAACGCAAGAACTTGCCTTCAGGATTGAACACTACGGCAAAGCAGTAATCGCCTTGACGCAGCTCGAATCTGGCCCATGCGCCGGTTTGCCACTGGTAATCATACGGCAAGCGCCAATCCTTGAGCAATGAGGCGAACCGATGCTGATCGGTGGGATTTGGCGTGTCGAGCACGATTTCCTTGCTCTGCGGGTCCCATTCACCATGTACCGCATCGACGGCGTTGCTGATGAACTTCAGGAATTCCTCTTTGTTTCTCATGTTCGGCGTTCCTCGTAGCTTTCGTCGTGCTTTTTCTGCGCGGCGAGGGCATCTTCCACAGTGCCGTAATAGCCAAGATTGACTTCGAATCCGCACTGAGAGCATACCAGCCACACGCCGTCATCTTGGATGTTGTAGACCAGGGTGGGCTTTGCCGGGCAGGTGAGCTTTTTGCCTTGGATGTAGTTGAGCTCTTCCTCGGTCATGTTACTTCCTCCAAATCCACCATAGTCACGTTTCGGCTCGGAATGAACGTGATCTTGTTGTTTTGGTTGAACGTGAGGATACCGTCAGGGTCGGCCAGAGCACGCTTCACTTGATCTTTGCTCGGAAGGCCCATTTCAGGTCCGAGAAAGGACGCCTTGAGCCCATCGACCAGGTACACAACCGTCCGATAGTTTCGTTTCACGTCAGTCCTCCAGGTGCACAATTTTGTAGTCGATGATGCGCGATTCGGTGCTGTTTTTGGTCAGGTGCTTGAGAATGTCCTGCTCGCGAATCCATTCGGCGATAGCCGGGGCCGAGCGCTCCTGCCGGTCATAGCACCACACTGGGCCGCTGGGGGTCTGGATTTTCTGGAACAGGGCATAGGTGCCGGTTTGGATTTCTGGTTGCATTAGTCGCTTCGCCTCCAAGCAATGATCGGTAGCGCAAAAGCGGCCAGTACCAAGACCACACCAATCAATGTCAGTCGCCAAATGTGGAAATGCAGGCCAAGCGTCACGCTATTGGTGCCGAGAATGGCCAGAATGTAGCTGAGGATTTGTAGTTTTCGTAGGTTTCGTTGGTTTTTCACGGTTTTGTCCCTTCGTAATGTTGCGCTCCCCGACAAGGATTCGAACCTCGATTTCCAGAGCCAAAATCTGGAGTCCTGCCGTTAGACGATCGGGGAATATTCAGTTGTCTTAAAACGCCGACGGGTCTTTGCTCAACTGGTCGTAGCGAAACTGGAACGCGACCAGATTGTCCGGACCATACAACTCGATCGCCTTGATGTTCTCGATCGGAACGGACACAGCACCACCCAGCAGCAGATCACCCACGATCCAGTCATCCAGATACGTCGGTATGCTCCTGAGGATGTAGTAGCCGTCGGTCTTGAGCAACACAATAACCCGATCGACCTTGGCCGTTTCGGCCTCGCCGTCGCCATACATTTTCTGCACGATCTTGGCTACGGTGGGATCACTCATCGTAGCTCAACTCCGGAAAGGCGTACCGCTCGAACTCGTCGTCATCCATCTGTTCGAGGGCAGAAATCTGGCGACGCCGCAGATACTGAAACACCAAACCGCGAAGGTCGTCAAACGGAATTTCCACCTCGACCACACTGCCGCCGACCTCTTCCGGCCAGTCGGTACGCTCCACCTGACTGGGCTGGACCTGGATCTTGACTTCGCCGGAAAAGTCACCGTTGTGGAAGAACCTGGTGCCATTGATTTTCGTGGAATGCATGATTAGTCCTCTTTCAGTTCGGTCTTGGTGTCGTGCAGGAGGGAGGTGATTTCATTCAGATGCTTGGAAATGCCCAACAGCGCATGGACCTGAGCCCGCGCAAGGCGAATGGTCTGTTCGTCCACAGCGCTCATGTGGACCGGTGTGCGATTGTTGTCGTAGTTGACCAACCACTCGGCCGTGTCGTCGTGTTCATCGGCGGTCATCGATTCGATTTCCCGACTCGGCGCCGAAGCCCGACGTGCTGCCTCAGCAAGTTCTGCCCCAGAAGGAAGATCATGGTTTTGCCACTCATGACGCGGCATTTCCCGGTCCATGACAGAACCAAGGAATTCCTGACTTTTACGCTCTTCCTCAGCGAGTAGCTGGTCAATGGTCTCGCGGATCTTTTCCTTGCTCATGTTCCTGATGTCCATTATTCTCACTCGTCCCTGAATTCCTCAGTTGTCAGCATGATGTTGTTTATTGGCAGGTACTTGGCGTTACGGCCATCCCAAAGCACCACCCCGTGTCGGTGGAAGCGCTGACGGTCCGGGAATTCGAAGTTGTCGTGACCGAATTCCAGTTCGCAGCCGATGCTCAGATTCGCGCCGTCACCATCGAATTCCAGCCGATGATTGCATTGGTGCTCTTGATCTTGAGCGAGGTGCCGGCATGGCGTTACGCCAATGCAAGGCACTTGCCCAGCTTTGCAGTTGACACACCGGCGATCAGCATCACCCAGCACGAAGCCAGTGGAGGTGCGTCGGCCAACACCCAGCGATTCGAGTTTTTCGGCGTAGTTGACGGAAGGGTCGTAGGTGTGCGCTTGACCAAAGTGGCGAATGTGGGCGCGGCCTTCCTTGGACAGCACGGTTTCCATGCCACTTGGCCAACGTATCCGAAGCGACCCGTTTTCGTAGGTCTGGATGATAGTGCCTGGAATGTCACCGCGACTGTGAAGGAAAACGATCTTGTCGTTGACGTGAAATTCGGTGTCCATTTTGTCCCTCAGTTCTTAGTGTTTTCTGACCATCCTGGAGCCCATCCAGAATGTGCCCGAACGCCGACGGTTTTGGCACCAGGTCCAGTCACTGGTGCATCGTTGGCGCCCAACCATTCCAGTGCCCAGGTCGTGTGTCGACCACAGGCGGGTATTCCAGTGGCGTCACTACCCAACCAGAAACGGGCCAACTTGATGCACTTCGGGTGGTGGCACGCGACGGGATGCACGCGATTGGTGGGTTCAGGGGCGTGTTTGATGTCCATTTTGTCCTCTTGTCCACATGACACGAAAGGCTCCCCGAAGGGAGCCAATCGTGGTCAATATTGCCCGGTAGGGACTTTCAGTGTTGATCTTGTCGGTTAGGCTTGGCTAGCAGTCGCTTTGGCAACTAGCTTGGGAGGGCTTGTCGGCTTGGTGGGTGCTGGTGCGTGGAGGGCACGCCTTGTCACGCGTTCGCGGGAGCCTCGGCGTTGTCCGGCTCAGAAGCGCCATTCTCTTCGGCGGCTTCCTGCTCGGCCGTGATCTTGTCGATCTCAGCGGTGAGCTGCTCCTCGGTGATACCCCGGCCCTTCAGCCACGAACCGTACTTCTCGTCCTGGGTCTTCAATTTCGCAACCTTCGCGGTCAGCTTCTCCAGCCGCGCGTTGGCCGAATCGAACTCCATCCTCTTTTTCGCAGCATCCCGAAGCAGATCCGCATCGGTACGCGCCGAAGTGGAAGTGGCACCTTCGCCACGCTTGGGCCGCTCATCCCAGGTCTTCAGTGCCTCATCCCAGGGAAGCAGGACCTTGGCGTTGCGCTCGTCGGTGTCAGGAGCCTCACCCTCGGCAGGGGCGGGCCACACGAGCACGACCGGCAACGGCTGGGTACGCGACTTGACGGCGGTGTAGATCTTCTGATCCCCGACGATGTTGGACGCGTCCATGCCCTTGTGCTGCAACTGGTGCAGCGTGACCTGCGCGGCGAACTCACCCACGGTGAGCAACTTGGCCTCTTCGGAGCTGGGCACCTCACCGTGGTAGGAACGCACCACGTTCGGGTACACCCGCGAAGGGTCAACCGGCGCCGAATTGGCCTGCTCACCCTCAACGGGCTGCGAGTCGGTCTGGGTCTGTGCGGTTTCGGTGTTGGCGTCAGCGGAAGTGGCGAAGTCCAACGGGTCCACGACGTTGCTTGGGGCGGTCATGATGGTTTGTCTCCTCAGTTGTTGGCTTGCGGTTGTGACTCAACCATAGCAACAGTTTTGGGGAACGCCAACTTTTGACCATGGTTTCTGGCAAGATTTTTCTACTCATCGGTAACTTGCCAGTGACCAGCGGATTTGCAGACTTCTGAGTTGATCTTGTCGGTTGGTCTCGGGGTCGTGCCTGGATTGATCATGGCCTGTCGGACTTGGCGTGTGTCTGGCTTGTCGGAAGGACTCGGGCATGACTTGTCGGGAAAGACTCGGGTTGGGCTTGGTGAACATGGATTGTCTGGGAGGAACGGGATAACGGGGTGATCTTGGTTGTCAGACGCAGGATGGGCAGCGTTCGGTTCAGGTTTGTCAGGAGAGACTCGAAAGTTACGCGGCCGGATCTGACTTGTCGGGGGGAGAGGGGAGTGTCGTCGGAGTGCCGTCGGAGAGATCTTGGGGTGACTCGTCGGGATGGCCAGGATTGGCGTTGGAATGTCGGATTGGCGCCGATTTGACTGGGTCCGTCGAGTTGGCTAGGGAAGTCTAGAAATGTCGGAAATGCGAGGTGGGTGCGGGCTCGTCGGAAAAGACAAGGTTTGGGATGACTCGTCAAGATTGTCAGTTTTCGGGTGGGTCTGGGTCCGATTCGTCGGAGGGAGCCGAGTGGGGACTAGATATGTCGGATTGGGGTCGAAACCAGGCTTGTCAGCACGAGGAGAGTATTGCCCGGGGCTTGTCGGTATAGGTTGGGACCGTATCGGTAAGGCTTGTATGGTCGGCATTTGGATTGTTCGGTGCTGTGTCTCGGATAGTCAGAATTTGGTGCGATGCAGGCTGGGATAGTCAATTGGGGGCGGGATGGGCTCTTGGGCGAGGGTGGGAGGGTTTGTCAGACTTGCGCTGATGTGGGTAGCAAAGTCAGTGTCTAGGATGGCGCGGTCTAGTCACGAG